GTGCCCGGAGGCAGCCATGAAGCCCCGGTCTATTTGTATCCCGACTGTCGGCCCAGATAGCTCTGGACCACCGATTCCAGTTCACGCCCGAGGGCAACATCAAGGTCGAACTCATGACCACCGACGGTCAAGGTAGCGACCTCCTCCGTGGTGCCACCGGAAGTCTCGGTGAGGACCTTCAGCCACACCCGAGGCTTGGACACCTTCCGGCGAGGCTTCTTCCGACCCGGCATCGACGGCATCACCTTCGAAGGAACATACTTCCCTCCCTCCTCGACCTGATGATATGCCTCGGGAAGTCGGGCCTTGAGGGCGGATGCCATCTTGTGAATCCGCACCTTCTGAGGCTTCGAGAAGAACGGGGCGTAGATGGGAGGCGGAATCACCACCTTCCCCCTGGGGAGGCGCAAACCGATGCCAATGGCCTCGATAACCTCCAGGAGGGAGTCCCTGGATAGGGCCCCAAGTCCGGCGTAGGCCTCGACGATGTCCCAGGCCAAGCCCTTGTATCGTCCGAGTTCGGTCTGAGTCATGGCACTCGGATGCAATTCGAACCGATTAGCCATGGCCCTGACCGACAGACCACGGTCCTCCCTCAGGTTCCGGAGCAGCTTGCCGAACTCCTCCTTGTCCGGCAAATGCCACTTCACTCCGAGGGCATTCAAGGTGAAACACATATCATGCTACCTCCTGGTCACGGACGGCCATCAGGCCCTCCATTAGACTTGTCAACTGCGGGTTGTCCTTGGCCTTGAAGTAGGCCTCGGCCTCCGCTTCGGTCATCGGGCGATACCCGAATGCTTGCATCATCTCAACGATGGCCTCGTAGTTCATGTTGATAGGCTCCTCGATGAGGTAGTCCTCGGGGCCATCGGCATCCCCGTTCCTCTCCCAGGGTGTGCCGTTGGGTCGAGGTTCCAACTCCGACCCCCAACGAACCCCGGTCATCGGAATGATACGAATGGCGGTGTCCGTGGCCTCGGTGGTGGGCGCGAAGGGAATGTGGGTGGTCTGAGTTCTCATGTAGCCCCATTCCTCGGTGAACATGGAGTCGGCAGTCCTCTCACAATCACCGCAGTAGCTATACTCACCATCCCCATTGTAGATGTAGTCGGACCCATCCCCGACGAAGGCGTAATCACCATCGTTCTCGATGTTGACCCACCCGGTTTCGTCCTCGGTGTTAATCCACCCGTAGTAGCCATTCTCGGTGTCGTTCCACCTGTCCTCCCAATCCTCGTCGAGTTCATTCTGGATGTTGGCGTTGAGGGTTTCGATTTCGTCGAACAGTTCATCGACCTTGTGCCGTGTGTCCTCATCGAGTGGGGAGGATTCCCCGAGAAGTAGGTTTCGGAGTGGTTCGGTGACGGCCCTCACCTCCTCCGAAAGTCCTTGTATGTCATTGATGGCACTCATGGCTTTCCTCCATTGGAAAAAGAAAAGGGGGGCTTTCGCCCCCCCACCCGACCTACGCGATATGCCCTCCCCGGCGTACCACATAGGGCTTCACCTTGGCGCGATACTCCTGGTAGATGAATCCCCAGAGGTCGTCCTCGGTCTTGATGGTGCCGTCCTCGGCTTTGTCACCGATGGTGTCGATGAAGTCCTGGACGAAATCTTCTTCCTTCTCGTCCTTCATGCTCTTGATTTCCTCGGTGATGGCGGCTACCTGTTCGAGAATCTGGTCCAGACGATTAGCCATTACTGGCTCCTTTCAGAATAACTGCACTTCTTCTGTGGTAGAGGCTGCCTCGGTGGATGGGTCGGATGAGCCTCCCTGCATCCGAGTGGCCAATTTCTCGGCCAAGTCCGCGTCCACCACGCGGATTGTGTTGATTGCCGACTGCACTCCCTCCCTGATGCCCTCTTCCGTGGCCGCGGTGACGGCCCTCTCATGGGCATCCTCAGTGATGGTGCCCCCGTTGTCCCGGATGTGGTCCCGAAGGTGGCGATTCGCCATCTCCAGGACACAGGTCGGGTCATTGGCGACGGCGCGTGCATATCCACGACCAAGGTGGTGGTGCAGTTCGGCGTAGGTGTTTTCCCGACTCAACTCCAGGACATTGACGACCTTGTACCAATGATGTCGACGATTCACCGGGATGTTCGACAGTTCCTCCTCTGTGAGGGCAACGCTGTCGTGGGCCGTGGACGGCTCATGACGAATCCGGTCCTCATACCCAAGCTGGACCACCGGATGCCACACGATGCTCTCGACCTCTTGGAGTCCCCCATCCACGACATCCCACCTGAGGACATTCCGTTTCAACTGGAGGAGCCAGAGGTGAGTGAAGGGCGGGTGCCCGTTCCCCTGGTTATCGACTGCGGTTGCCCCATCACGACCGGCCACGAAGGCTTGCTGGATGGCAGCCTCGATGGCACGGATGGTGGCCTGATGTTCGCGTTGGTAGGGTCCGGTCAGGCTGCACTTCGAATGCAGGGAAAGGGCTGAATCGAGAACGCGTTCAGGGCTGGTATCCCCCACATAATGGAAGGGTTTGAGTCCGGGAGAGGCGTTCTCCCACACCCAACTGAACGGGATGTCCACATTGACTGTCTCCCCACCCTCTCCCCTGAAGGCGGCAACCCTCACCGGCTGCCTCCAAATCTGAAGGCCATGAGTGGAGGCCTGGAAAGCCTCTCCTGCGGCGGCGGAATGGGGGTCGATGTTCAACCCAAGAAGTTCGGATGGGATGAGATTGTTCTGCATCAGTCTGGTCATCTCATCGTACACCTCATTGAGTTTGTCCCTGTTCGCCTCGATTCGTTCTCTCACCCCCCTCCGTGCATCGGCAACCTGCCGAATGGGATTCTGTTCTTCACTCATGAATCTGCCTCCTAGTTCTGAGTGTCCTTGTCCATGTCATTGAACAGTCGGGATACTTCATCCGATACAACTTCTTCTGCCGATTTCCTCGGGCCTCGCGCCCGAAGGTCGGCCAGAGTGTCTCCGTTGAAGAGGGCTTGCCCGATGGTGGATAGAGTCCCTGCGTCACCGGCCAATTCCGTTAGGAGAGACATCTCCCCCCGTAACGCATCCAGGAGAGCAGTTGTCTCCTGACTGAGGTCCTTAGCGACTTTCAGGATTTCCACTGTGTCCTCGGGCTTGACTTTGGTCCCTTCCTTGGCGACACCACCGACCTTGCCGACGGCGGGCGATACATTGTCATTGATGTAGGCAAAGAGGGCACTCATCTTGTGCATGATGCCATTGGCCAACTGGATATACACATTGGCCAGTTCCGCATCTATTTGGACCTTGTTACTCATGCGCCCTCCCTTAATCCGACGACCCATTCGGCCAATTCTTCTACGATTGCATCCGGCACGATGAGGTGGCCTTCTTCGTCCTCGGTGTCTGCCACGACAAACCACACTACCTTATCGACCTCCGATTTGAACCGATACCACTCTTCTATGTTTTCAAACTCCTCCTTATCGCGTGATGTGTTGATGATTTCGTCGGTCATGTACCATTCGTTGGCCACCCGACCCACTCTGTCCGAAAGGGCAGACCGTTGGGAATGTGTCAGTCGGGAGAGGTAGGACCAGTAGGGGTTGTTGCCCTCACTAACCAGGACCTCTGCCCTGTAGACGGCCTGTTCCACCCACCAAATGTCACGACCCTCCCAGAAATCTTCTACGATTTCATCTGGCTCATACCATTCGGCGGGTGGAGTGTCATTCCTAAAAGTCATTTGGTTTCCTTTCCAAACTTGTCCTGTCTTGATTCTTCTGGATGGTATCACAGTCCGAATGGATTGTCAACATAAATGATTAGGCCCCCAGACGAGGTGCCTGGGGGCCTATATATAATAAAGGAAGGGACGAGGTTTATTTCTCCCCGTCCCAGGGGTCGTACTTCTTTGCACCGATGGCGAAGATGGCCAACATGGCCGCCAGTCCCCATCCGATAAGGTCGACGATGGCGAAAACCCCTTTAAGAGGGTTCGCGCCTTTGGATTTCGACTCTTTCATGAAGTCCCTCCCTGGCATTCAAGATTGTAGCCTCGTAGATGCCACCCTGGGGAGGACGGGTAGCACATACATGGATGAAGGCGACAGGGTCTCTACCAACTCGACATCCCAGACAACCACACTCCGGGTCCTCGGCATGGTGTAGCTCGGTGGCCTTCGGGAACTCGGCCAACACGAACCACCTCCCTCCGTCCTCTCCCGGCGCACCACCTACAAGATAGATGCAGGTGTCTCCGTCGAAGTCATCGGCGGTGACGATGTTCAGGTTGTCCACCTTCACACCAAACTTCTCACGCACCTTGGTCCCCAACGAACGGAACACCAGGAGTTGGTCATCGGTGAGTTCCACGCCACCCATCATGTGGGCATTCGTCAATCCTTCGACCCCACTGGTCACTTCTTTTTTGTTCCCTTCTTTTTCGCGGCCTTCTTGACCGTCTTTTTCAGGGTGCGCCTCCGAATCTTGGAGACCATCTTCCGCCCCTCAGGGGTGAGGACGATTGACCTGGATGCTCGGGGCACCGTGGCCGCGTCCCTCATGAATCCATCGAGACGGCATCGAACCACCGCAGAATAGGCTGTCGCATGGGAACATCCCATTTCGTTGGCCAGTTCTGCATAGGTGGGTGGATAGCTTGTCTCATCATGGAGCCTGTCATAGGCAAGTAGGGTCTGTTCGACCCTCTCTTCCCGTTTCATACGGGTCCTCCTTTCTAAGATACAATCGGAATCTATCACAGCCTGAATATATTGTCAAAGAGTTTGATGGTGCCTCCCGTAGAGTGCCATGCAGAAGGAGTCGGCCTCATCGAAGGAGAGCTTGCCCTGGTGGCCGGTGAGTTGTTGGGTGAGGTTCTTCGCCGCCCATTTCCGCCCCTCACTCTTCATGTTCCTGGGGCATCGGAGTGTCCTGGATTGCCACGATGCGGGGGCGGTCATCTGCACCTCCACTCCACACATCTCCAAGGCCAACTCCATCCTCGACCTACCCCGGACGAGCGATGCAAAACTCTTCGGGTTCATCTTCGAGCCTTTCCCGAGGAACTGGTTCTCCATGATAGCCGGGAAGAACCCACTCTTGGCCACGCCCCTCATCATGCCGATGAACTTCAGGTAGGATTCCACTGTGTTGGAAACATTCAAGGAAAGGGGCGGTCGCCCCTCTGGGAGAAATGTGACGAGGTGGCCCTTCGCCGAGGAGGGGTCTACTCCGACCCAGACCCGTCCGGTAAAATCCGTTCCAAGGTGACTTGCAAGGGTTCCAACTCCCCACTTCTTTCGGAGAAAAACTGCTCCTCCATACTCTTCTGTTCCTGCCATTGGGCCTCCTTCGCCTTGAAGTAGGCATCCTCGAAGGCCGAGATGCGCCCCCGTGAGGGGGTCATGAAGTAGGCCAGGGAGTCGGGTTGGACCCGAGCATATCGCCTCTTCACGGCCAGGATGAAAGGCTCCATCCCCACCGAGGCTATCCATCCGGTCAGTGTGGCCCACTCAACCGGGGTCAGCCCCTCGGTGAATTCGTATCCCGCAGCCCCTAACTGAGTCATCAGTTCGGATGCCACGGTCATATTGACACTACCGAGATTCCAGTCAAGGTAGTGTTTGTTCAGGCCGACGAAACGCCCCCGGTATGAAACGGGAATTTCCGTGGACTGAGTCACCTCCCCCTCTGCTGGCTTTTCCGTGGACTGAGTGGGGGCTCGGTAGAATTGCAGGACATTCTTCGAGGCAAGGTCTCGGCAGGTTCGGGAGATATTGGCAGGGTCCAGGCCTGTCATCTGGGCCAGGAGGCCCCCCTGGTAGGGTGCCACCTTCCGACCCCACCCATAGGTGATTCGGATGATGGCGAGGATGACCTTGTATTCCCTGGCGGTCAGGGGCATGGCGGTCAGGGTTTCGTAGAGTTCATTGGCTATTCGGAGGAAGCCATTTTCGAGTTGGGGGTTACCGGAGGTCGGCATAGAAGGACTTCACAGCGACCTGGGCATGGAGAATGTCCTTCCGAATTAGCCAGCAGAATGCGGGTGCATCCCTCTCGACCATGACATACCCATGGCCTTGGTGGTCCCCCGTCATCAGATGCCGATACCAGAAATCCAGAAGGTGTTCACGCTTGTAGTAGTGAACCCCATGCCCCCCTTCTTCAGGTGTGATGTAGACATAGTAGGTGGCCAGGGAAGAGAGGAGGCCGGTCGCCCCCCGGTGTTTCCCATGTAGCTCGATACAGATGTTCCCGGTCTTGCCGGAAGCCTCATCGAACTTCACCTCATAGGAGGTGCCGGAAGCCTTGTCGATGTAATCCCAACAATGACGAGGGACCCCATCCATATCCTCGATGTGGACGAGGTCCCTCTTGAACATCGACTGATGCCATGTGGACCATCTCTGTTCGGCAGACATCCCACTCTTGAAGGCATCGGTGTCGACGATACTGCTCATCTCATCAGGCCCCAGAAAAGGGCCAGGAGCAGGAGCAGCCCGTAGGCTGCATGGAATACCACTCTGGCCAAGGTGTTCTGTTTCATTCTACCCTCCATAAAGTGGCCCCCCTCGACATGAAGGGGGCCGTCCCCAAGCATCTCATGTTAGAAGGGCAGGTCGTCGTCCTCGTCGGGAGGGGGTGCCTGTCCTCCGCTTGCCCCTTGGGGAGATGAAACCCGCCCTTCGGAAAACATTTCTTCCTGGCCTCCGGGGGGACTCCCATCCTGGTCCCCGTCCCCCTTTCGACCGACGAAAGTCACCCGATGGGCGGTAATCTCGGTCCTGTACCGGGTCTGCCCGGTCTCTTTGTCATCCCACTTCGTGGTCCGGAGAGACCCTTCGACTAGAAGCTGTCTCCCCTTCTGCACATACTTCAAGACCAACTCGGCGGTCTTGCCGAAACACACGATGTTGTGCCATTCGGTAAACTCCTGGTCCTTCCTCTTCTCCGAGGTGGCCAGAGAGAACCGGCACATGACCGTGTCGTTCTTGGTTTCGATTCTTTTGGGGTCCTGTCCAAGATTCCCCAGGATGATAGCCTTGTTCATGCCAGCCATCACACTACCTCCTTGCAAACTGTTGTAGGTCCCGGAGCTTCCTCCGGTCTTTCAGCCATTTCCTTTCGAGTTCCACGCAATAGACCAGGAGTTTCCGAAGGGCAACGCGGGTGTTGATGTCCTCCACATTCTCAATCTCGCTATACAGAAGATTTCTCTCGGCCTCTGTCATGGCTCTCCTTCAAAATGAGGGTCCCTATCCAGGGCCTTTAGGACCCCCGAACCGGAGATGGAGGCTTGGGTTGATGCGTAAACCCTCACCCTGGCCCGGATTCCGATTATGTCTCTTTCAATGGACAGGCATCAAGGAAGTCCTTGAGCCGTTCGAATTCTGCCTCGGAGAGAACGGGGGCATCGAGCTTGGTCCCGGCAGGGTGGCCCGCCTCCTTCTTCTCTCGACCCTCGTCGACCCAGGCTTGTGCCTTGGTGGTGATAGGGTTCTCGGCATACTTCTTCTTCTTCATCAGACCCCAGAGATACCCCATCTGCCTACGGGTGGCATACCCATCATCCCCTGCCTGGGGAATCTCGCCATCCTTCGGCGGCGGGGGCTGCTCCCAAGGAAGAATCTCCTCGGGTCCCTTGGCCCCTCCGTCGAGTTCGAAGTTCTCGGCCTCCTCCTTCTTCTTCTCGGAGACGACCGGAGCCTCTTCCTTCTTCTTGGGGTATCCGGCATCGGACCATTCAGTGGGTTGTGCCCATTCGGGCAGGGCCGGAGGCCCCCACCAGAACGCGACCCACTCCCCATCCTTGTAGATGGTGTCTCGGTGGGTGCAGTAGTCGGTTTTCTTCTTGGTGCAAACCGCGAAGGATTCCTCCAGGTCATAGAGGTATCGACCGACTCCCCATTCAACTGCGGCCCTCTTCTGGGCACCGGACAGGCCACCCTTGGTGGCCTCGAAGTCACTCTGGGGGCCTCCGTCCCACTTGGTCACCCACTCCCCAATGGCACCATCCCACACGGAGATGCCACACAGGACATCCACCACCTCCTCCTCCACGCGAACGGTCAAGACTGAATCATCATTCCTTCCCCGCTTGCGCTTCGGGACGAGGTGGCCACCCTCCAGGTAGAGGGCCTTGTCCACATCCAGGTTCCGATACTCCTTTCGGGCCTCATACCGGAATTCATTCTTCCAGCCGTTGCAGCCGAACACATTGTCGAACCTGCGCTGGATGGCTCGATTGGTCACATAGGCCAGAACCATGGCCCAGGGGTCACCGTTCTTTTTCAGGCCCTTCCTCAAGACACGATGTTCAATGTCCCTCGGGTCGAAGGGGGCCACCAGCTTGTTCATGAGCCTGGAGGTGGAGTGTTCTTGGTTAATCTCCAGAGCCAGGGTTGGCATCGGTCCCCTCCTCGAAGTCGAGTTCAAGGTTCTCGGTCTCCGGGGGAGAGAGTTCCTTGAGGGTTTCGACGGTGGCCATGAACTTGGCCATCTCCTGCCTCGAACAGGCGAACACGATGTTCCCCTTGCCATTCCGAATTTCGATGATGTCTCCATCGGGTCGCCATTGCATCTGGCCAGCACTCATGGCACTTTTTTCAATCAGGGTAGGCATTCCTCTCCTTTGCCTCTATCTGAGCTTGTTCAGGGTTTTGTAATCCTTGAGGGTATCTCTCGCGTCCCTCACCGCGCCGAAGAGAGGGGTCCCGCCCGGGGCGAGATTGGCCCTCTCTATCTCATCAAGAACACGCTCCAGCATGGCTGCCAGGACGTGGTCGATGTCCTTGGGGTCCCTGCCTTCCAGGGTCACCTGCACATACTTCAAGGCCCGGTCGATGTCTGCCTGGACCCGGGTCAGTCCCTCTTCAACCTCTCTGCGTGTGGTCATCCCCTTCGACCCTCCTCCACGATGTTCAGAAGAAACAGGGCGTGGTTCAGGATGGTCTGGGCCGGTGCAAGGTTGCCCGTTGCCATGGCCAGGAGGTTTGCCTTGATGGCCTGATACTGCTGCTCCGCTGCCTCCTCCGGAGGAAGAGACTCATGACCGAGCATCGAATCGACCAGGGTTAGAAGTGCATCGGGGTCCTGAGGAACCCCATCACTGTTGAGCATCTCTCGAATCCGGCGAACATTCCGCTCGTCGATTTCGATGGCATCGGCTTCTTCGGGAACTTCAATGGGTCCGGGGCCTCCACCCTCGGGAATATCGCGGAACATACCGCCTCCTTGGTAGAATGCGGAAGAGGAGGGCGGTCGAGGGGATGCGGAACCCTACAACCTGCACAGGAATTGGAGGTGAACCCTCCCCTCCCGACTATTTCTGAGGATTGAACAGGTCGTCTTTGAAGAGGTCGTCGAACCGGGGCCTTCGAAGCTCCAGGGTCGATTCGCCCTTTTCCCGCAGGATGCTTTTATAGGATTCAAAAACTTCGGGGTGGGCCAACAGACACTCGGCTGCCAAGTCCTTGATTTGCAGTCCCTTGGAATCGGCGGTGGCCCGGAGGGCGGTTGCCACATCCAGGTCAATGGCTACAGTCGAATGGTTGGTGGTTTTGCCTGTCATCAGTTCCTCTTTCTGTTTCATCGGCATCTTATCCGAATAGGTTATCGTTGGTCAAGAGGTTTTGTACCGGGGGTCCGAGATATTTTCTGGAGAGGGCCGTCTGTCCACAGGCCTGGGCAGGGTGGAGGAGTAAGGGCCTCAGGTGACCCATGGCACCCCTCAGAAAAATCGGGCCTCAGAGGGCCTCTCAGGGCCTCAGATGGGCCGGTAGCCTCTTTCAGCCGTCCAGATGAGATATGGTTTCTTTTCTCCGAGAACCTGGATGGCCTCGTCCGAGAAGAGGAGGGTCCGTGGGTTGGAGATATGGGCGAAATGCCTTGCCGGATACCCGATGACCTGTCCCGTGGGGAGGCCCTTATTCATGGCGAAAATAAGAATGTCCTGGGGGGACACCCCCCGGATGGTGACATCAGCGGCACCGACCCCATGGGGGTGGGCCGCGTTGGAGAAGAAGTGGTCACTCCTCTTCGAGGGCTTCGGCTTGGTCGGGTCCTTCTTGGCCTCTGCCAGGATGGCCTGATGGACCTCCATGGACCTCGCCCCGCAGGTGATTCGCATGGGTTTGCCGAAGTAATTCCGAATGGGAGACAGCACATTCAGAACCAAGTGGTCCAGGAGGAAGAGACCAACCTCCGTAAATCGAACACGGTACTCCTTCCCCGCCACCTTCACCCTGTCGAATTCCTTCATCGAGAAGTAGTCGGGCCATTCGTCGTCGAAGTAGGGCGAATACCGTGACATGGAATCTCCTTAGTCCCAACATCGAACAGATATGCAGGTATTGTAGCTGATGGTGCCCCACCCGGCGACAGACCTGGACAGGTCGGCATAGGGCGTGATGGCCCCAATCTCCCCGGAGGCCGTGACCTTGTAGAAGGCCCGGTAGTGGAAATCTCCGGCGACCCCGTTGTTGGCCCAGACCGACCAGTCCCCTCCTTCGCCGGGGGCGAGGTCGAAGGTGTCGGTCTGCGCGAAGGGCGGATTGATGGCATTCCCCTGGGTGGCTGAATGCCAAGTGCTGCCATCGGTCGAAGACTCGGCGGCGACGAAGGTCACCTCTCCGGAAATCTGGTAGCCGCCGTTGTTGGTGATGTAGGCATGAACATCCTGGCCCATGGGTCCGCCGACCCAAAGGTCCTCGGTCCCGCCGATTCCATAGGGGGAGAGGAGGAACCGAGTCTCATGAGAAACCACACCGGTCACCGTGACCCCATGGGTATCCCCGGTGAGGGGGGTCCCCTCGCTGGTCGTGGAGACCGACCAATCCAGGATACACCAAGCATAGTCGGAGTCAGAGGGGCAAACACTTATCTGTGCTATCGCACTCTCACCTGGATTCAAGGTGCCGATGACCGCGGTCTCCATGGTGAAGTAGAGGGAGTTGTTGTATCCCAGGTAGGACCGGTAATCCAACTGGACATTCCCGGTATTGAAGAGAACAAAGTCGACAGGGGCCGAAGTCTGGGAGACCATCCTGGGTCCGAAGGCATAGGTGTCTCCCGGAATTATCACAAAGGATGCGGTAGAGGCCACACCCTGGCCATGGACCGAGATGGAGTCGAGAAGTCGGCCCTCAACCCCATTCGTATAGTCCCGAACATTGATGGTGCCCCCGTAGGAGAGGACCTCGGTCGGGGCAAATTCCACATCAACATCTTCAGAGTCGTTGGCCGCAATATTGATGGTATTCACAGGGTCAATGTCAAACCCGGAGGGGCAATTCAGGAGGACATTCCGAGTGGTGTCCCCGTAGTTGTAGATGGTGAAGGTCTTGGTGTCGTCGGTCCCGGTGACCATGGCCCCGAAGTTGAGGACCTCGTCGGCCACATAGAGAACATTCTGGGCCGCACCGTGGAGGGTGATGGCATTGCAGATTCCGTCGGACACAATTCCCGCGTAACAGGGGGCCGACCTACCCGGGTTGAACAGAACATAGATGTCGAAGGAGTCGAAGGATTCGACAGTTCCGGTAACCTTGTCGTAGTATGGGCCTCCGGTCTCGGTAGCAATCGAGAAATACTGCTTATCCACCCCGGTCACCGTGAAGACGGTATCGTCGAGGTCCTCTTCGTAGTTGTTGTAAAGGGTGATGGGGAGTTCGTAATTGCCGGAGCAGTCGATGACACCGAACCCTGCCGCACCCTGGACCGGATAGCATTCACCATAATCATGGGCTGCATCGAACCCCTGCATAGAAATGGTGGCTCCGTCGGTGCAATCGAGGCAGATGTTGGAATAGTGTTCCTTCAGGGAATTGTCCCCGGCAGGAGTAAAGGACCATGTGCCAATCAACCTCTGCCCAGGTTCGATGAGCGTTCCGCCCGAATTGGAGATGTAGTCGGGGTGGGCAACCTCCACAAACGCCCACGGGGCATTAGAATCCCACCCGATGGAGAGGGTCCGGGAGACCGTCATCAGGTTGGTCACCTCGAAATCCCGGTAGACCGTGTTGCCGACATAGGTGGTGGGGAAGTGCATGGTCCCCGGTGTGATTATCAATTCAGGAACCTCGGTCCCCGATTCCACCATGGCCCCCACCACCCGGAGGGTCCGCACCGTGGAGTCCCCGGCATCAGCATCGGAGGTGGAGAAGGTGATGGTCATGACATGAGAACCAACTCCGGTCGGCTCGTAGGTCACATAATGAGTCTCGGTCTCCTCCGAGGAGAGGTTGATGTTGGTCGTCGAGGTGGTGAAGTGGCCGGTGTCGCCGGACAGGGTCCGGGTGACATTTGAAATCGTTCTTTCATACAGGTTGTTCGTGATGGTGTAGGAAGATTCGGTCGACTCATCGGGCCGATGGACCCCGAAGGTCATCTCGGTCGGGTCGAGGGAGTAGGCATATTTGTGGGACAGGCCCTGGAGAATGACCGAGGCATCGAGTTGGCCAGTAGAGTCAATCATGCTGCACCCCAGAGGCCCCTCTCGGGTCGGGGAGCAGGTGACTGTCGCATAGCCATACCCGCCGCCAGGGATAACACAATCCGGTTTGGACCCGATGAAGGGAGACCAGTCGAATTGGGTTTGGTCGACACCGGCAATAGACATGGTGAGAGTGATGGTTGTGGCCGTGAGGTTCTGGAACACGCAGGCCTGGCCCACGGTGGCCCCGACCGCCACATCCTGGAAATTGAGGACCTCATTCAGGGCGATAACCGGCTTCTGGCCGACGACCGCGGTGCCGGTGACCGTCATCTCATATTCCTGGGATGCCCCGTCGAGGTCGAAGGTGATGAGGCCGGTGTGTTCGCCATCTCCTGTCGGAGCGTAGGTCAGGGTCCCGGTGGCCTCCGACTCGGCGGCAATTTCCATGTCGGTCACGGCCCCATCGAATTCGGAATCTCCGGTCAGGGCGCGGGTTACCGTGATGGTCGCGTTGTGGGTATTGGAGACCACATAGTCGAGGGTCTTTTCGGAATGGAAGTCCTGCTGTCCGAAGTCCAGAATCGGGGGTCTCACATAGTAATAGGCCGACCCCTGACCCATACAGGTCAGGTGGATGCAAGAATCGCCCGGGTCGAACTGATAATAGGAACTAGCCCTCCTGGAGGGGGAGAAGGTTATCGACACCGTGGTCGACTCTCCACCGAGAATGTTGGCATCGTCGATGGTGTATGACCAGTCATCCACATAGGAGCCGGTGGCCGTGATGTCGAAGACAGTGTCGATTTCCAATCCGACCGGCGTGGTGTTCGAGATGGTGACGGTCTGGGTCTCCGACTCCCCCACCGGGACATTGGTGAAGATGAGGTAGGTTGGGTAGAGCTTGCACTTCGAGTCCTGGGCAAGGCCAATCCCCGAACAGAGAATCCTCGCGTCGAACTCATTCTCCTCACCGGAGATGATGGTGAAAATCTGCGAGAAGGACCCTGCCGCGGTCGGGTCGAACCCAACCCTTCCGGAGATAGTGGCACCGGGATAGAGAACCTCGTTACCCTCGTCCATGTAATGCTCGGGGGCCGTGACCGTGTCGAGCCAGAAATATTCATTCTCCCCATTGGGTGCCCAATTGAGGGTCTGGGTTACCGCCGACAGGTTGAGAACCGTGAAGTCGCGGTAGCGGGTGTCATCAGCAATCCAGGTGTCGGGGAATACCAACTCACCCGGCAAGACCTGGATGTAGTCGAAGGTCACGCCGGAGGGGTAGGCCCCGCCGAAGAGGGTGGCCGTAACAATGTAGGGCAGGGAATCCTGGGTCTCTACATCGGTGTAGGTCGTCGAGAAGGTAACCTCGGCAAAGTGGGCAGCGGCGGAATCGGGGTTGTATTTGAACAGGGTGGTCGAGGCCAAATCCTCGGTGAGGGTGACCGTGGCATCGGTGCAAGAGTAAACCGTGTAGTCGCCGAGACAGGAGACATTGATGGTGATTTCGAGGGTCTCGTCGACAAAGTTCCGAATCTCCACCTCTCGGGTCCCGGTCTCGATGTTGGCCATCGTGGCACCGAACCCAATCTCCCCGGATGGCCGAATGCCGAAAGGCCCGAACCAGCCGACAGCCTGACCGTAGAGGTAGATGTCGTACATGGGGTCGGTGCCCTCCATGGTGGCGTAATACTTCCCAGGCCCCCACGGCTTGAACACCACATAGAATTGAGACCCCTCGGCTTCCGCGAGGTCATAGGCTTGGTCCTCAAGGTCGAAGGCCCATTCGCCCCCCGAACCATGGACCCTACCACCCCAGATATTCCACTCGCCCGCGAGGTCCCCCTCGCCAACATTCTTGATAAAGAAACCCTGTCGGATTCTTCCAGGCCCATCCTGAACACCGACATCAAGTTGAGATTCCGGTTCAATCCAGGGTATCGACCCCTGCGGGTCTCCGGAGATGGCCACCGCTCCCCGGGAAAGCTCGGCAGAGACACCGAAGAGTTCCACCGTGTAGCAGATGGCATCGGAGAAGGAGACAGTCGCACCCTTGGGTCCATACACCCCACCGGGGGCGAAGGTCACTGAGACCGTGGTGTCCTCACCGGGGGCAAGGCTGTAATAGTATTCACCGGCAGAGAACATCCCGGCATTGGTGCCAGTGATGACCATGGAACCGGCCAATTGCGTGGCACCGGGGTTGCCAATGTTCATGGCCAAGGTCCGTTGCCCCCACTCATCCACCAAACCAAAATCTATGTAGGGAGGGGTGACCACGCATCCATCTGTGCCGGGTGTAGTCGAACAGGTGACTGCCCTAATGTTCATCGTGCCTTTGACGATGTCGAAGTCCATGCCGACCACATCACACCACGCAGCCCAGGATTGGGTGTTGTCGGTCACATGGATTTTAGCCCCAGGCCTGAACAGGTATTTGGAGTCGATGGGGTTGCAAATCATTCGGGCCATCGGAGTGGTGAATTGGACCTCAGACCACACCCGCCCGTAGGCCGCGTAGATATTCTCGGCCATCTCCCGGCCCTCGGACCGGTGCCTCAGGGTAGCGGCAGAGCCATAGAGGTTGGATTCCTCGGTGTCTGAGTCGTCGGGAGTTCTCTCCTGGACCTCGACCAGCTTGGTGATGCCGAATGATTGGTCGGCATCGAGCATCTGGAATTTGAAGTCGACAGCCCGGATGGCATCCCGCTCCTCGATGGCGAGGTCCCAGGCATCCCTCTCCACATCGAACCCGGAGGCCTGGGCCGCGGAGGAGTCGTAGGAGTGGTGGAGGTGGGGATGGGACCCGGCCAGGGTCGCCACAAACCGGGGCGCGAAGGCCTCGCAATCCACGGAGGGTGCTTCGGCAGAGAGTCTGCCAGGGACAACCATCCAGTCGACGGTTCCCCAGGGACTCTGGTACAGGTGAATCCCGGTCACCTGGAGGATGTTCTTGATGACAGTTTCCCAGGTCTTTTCGGAATTGACGATGGTCTCATCGAGACCGGTGTGGATGGAGTCGCTTGCGCTCCCCCACCCGCCACACCTCCATTGGATACCAGGGATTCGGCTCCCACGGACATGGTAGTCAAAGCCGGTGTATCGGAATTCCTCATAGTTGTCGGTGACCTGCGCCACATCAATCGAATCGAACAGGTCGGCGGTGTCCGGGGTGCTTCCCAAGGAGTTGTAATCCAGACGCGAACCCGAGGCCATGTAGTGGAGCATGGCGATGATGGGCTGCGGAGGATTACACCTTCCGGTGACCCCATTGCTGTAGTAGCTGGCCATGGGGAACCCGGAGAGGCTGGAGACCGTGGTCATTTCCGGCGAATAACAGACATAGAACCAAGGTTCGAGGTAGTCGTTGGCCTCGGGTATGCTTGGGTTCTTCTTGGTCTCTCGGGCATCCGGGAATAGAGGCTGATTGACCTCATTCGGGTCAATGATGGCACCCGGATTCTGCTGGACATATCCCGGATAGGGCGACTTGTTGGTCTGAGAAACCACACCCTTGAGGCGAATGCCCCAATAGGGCCAGAGGGTTCTCTCGCCCTCTGAATCCCAGGCGTTGCCCACACCGTACCCCTCGCCAACCATTCCGTCCCAATGGTCCGGGTCGGGTCCGGCGATACCGACACACCCTCCCACCTGGACCTCATTCCGGTCGATGAGGGCGAAGGGGAACCTGGACCCATCACCCCATTCAGCGTCGGTATCTACAACATCCGAATACCGGATATGGGGCGGGTGAATCGAATAGGCTTCACCCTTGTCCCGATACTGGTTAGCGACCCTGCTTCTTCTGGCCCTGCCAATCCAATTCACACCCGAGGCGACACAGACATTCCATTCATGGTTAATGGCTTGGCCGCGGGAATAGACGGTGATGGCACCATCGTTCAGGCTCCAGCAATCGTTGTCGATGAAATTCTGGCAGAGGTCGAAATACCGGCAGTTGTAATCGAGGGTGTTGTCGCAATCCTCGGTTCCCGACTGTCCGCACCCAAACGCATCTTCATGGTCATCCTCGAAACACCCATCCGAATAACACTCTCGCCCGTACCATGTCTTGACGATAATCTTTTCCTCATCGACCCAGGAGCCGATGCCCCTTTCGGCCCAGAAGGAGAAAGTTTTCGGCCAAGAATCATCGTCGGTGGGCCCGTCGCCGGGGTAGTCATTGTAGTCGTAGGTGACATTCTGGTAGAGGTAGAAGGACCCGGTGGACAGCTTCCGATACTCCTTGTTCATGATAGGAGTCTTCGAAATGTACTGGTCCGGCATATAGGCAAAGGGCTTGAAGGGTCGGTGCCTCTTCTTCCAGGTCTCCCAATCGGAGTGGGCCGTGATGGTTCGGGTGAGGTCGGGGTTTCTCTTCACGCCCTGGATGCGCCCGATAAAGAGGGGTTTCCATTCGGTCGTGGAGAATGAGAATTCCACGACCATGAAATCGCCGATGTTCTCTCGGGTCACACCGGAAGCGGAATCGAACCACCCGTCATTGTTTGCAAAGGTGAAATCCTGGTCCTTGGTCCTGCCATACCCGCCCCATTTGAACCAGTCGATACCGTAGGAGATGGGGTCAGCGGAGAGGAGGGAGACCGCATCGGTCATGGTCTCATGGTAGGAGGACACTCCGGGGCGACCCACCACCTGAATCCGAACCTCCGGTGGGATGTCGTATCCATTGGCCTCAACAGCATTACACCAATCGTCGGTGACAGAGACCCAATCATGGATTTCGTAGGCCATTAGATTTCCTCAAGTTTCATGATGAGGCCCCACATATCCCCCCGCTTCTTCACCGGCTTGAAGTTTTTCCCATGGGCATAAACGGTGACATAATCACCCCCCGACCCCTCGGTACAGTTGTAATAGAAGCGGAAGGTTCGACGGTCGGCCCATTCCTGGATACCGGATACCTCGGCAGAGGTCAAGTATTGCCACTGAATGTCGAAGATGTATTTATCTCCATAGTCTATGACCGCCATGATGACACCCATCCGGCGATGCTCCTTCGTGTTGTATTTCTTGGTCAACAACATGGCAGGGGGCGGGGTCGGATGATGGGGCATCGGCCAGTAGGCATAATCGGTCCCGGAGATGGTTTCTGCTGCCACGGTTCCTTCAGTATAGTCAGCCATCAGAGGCTCTCCTCGAAAATGTAGTCCCGGAGTTCCCGGGCAAGGTTTCTGATAGCGGTCTGGTTTCCCCCGACCACGGTCCCATAGAAGTTAAAGTTGAGGGTCTGCCCGCCTCCCTCGGCTCCCGGCTCCAGGGAATCAGAGGAATGGTTTACGCCCCCACCGGCGAAGGAGGGGACCATGTTCGACCTCATGGCTTCCAGGAGCGGTAGATACCTCTGGGTCTCTTCGACCGGCATCACATACTCACCCCTCGAAATCCACGCGAGGTTGTTGTCCACCCCGCCCTTTCCACCCACAACTCCACCCTGAGCGAAGGCCCCGATAGAGACCGCGCTCGCATCCTCCGCATTCCGGAGGTCCTTGAGCTTCGAAGAAGCCCAGGTCTTCAGGGCCAATCCGACCCCGATGAGGGCGGCGGCTATCCAGGGCGTGGCGATTGCGGCCTTGAAGGTCTCGGCCAACATAAAGGCCGCGATACCGGCCTGGATGGCGATTTGGCCCAGGGCCTCCAAGAATTTGTAGAGCTTCTCGGTCCCGTTGTCGGTGACATTGGTAATCATGTTGGCCGTGGCATGGGCCACCGATTCCAACACCTGCCCGAGGGTGATGCCCGCCTTCGCGGTCTTGGTGATGAGGGTGTTGTCGAGCTTGTCGAGGGCTTCGATGAAGTCTTCGACCGCCACCGGGCCTCCGGCAAGGGTCTGCATCATGACCAAGAGGGACAGGGTGGCCTGTTTCACACCCTCGTCAGCATCGACAAGGGCACCCTTCATGACTGCCATCTGGGACTGGGCATCGAAGGCGGCAGAGGCCAGGGCACCTCTCATGTCAGCAACATGAGATTGGAATTCTTCTGGCTCGAAAACCGAACCCCAATCGAAGGCCGTGGCAATGTCCCTGAACCCCTTCACCGCCTGAATCAGAGCCTTCACGCTCTGGCCCGAGGTGGCCGTGGACCCTTCGATGCCCTCCATGCCATCGGCCACCAGCTTCATGGCATCCTCGCCACCGATGCCGACCGCGGTCCAATAGTCCTGCCAGTGGCCCAGGAGGGCCTCCCGGTCTGCGGGGTCGGTCTTGGCAAGGGCTTCCTGGAGGCCCGATGCGAGGTCCTCCATCTCCTGGAGCGTCATCTCCTTGAACTCACCGACCACCGGGATGGTCCCATCGTACCACTCCCTCAGGTCCTCGGCAGAGGGCAGGAGGGCCTGGAGGGAGGGGTCCCTCTTGGCCAATTCGTCGAGCTTCACCTTCAACTGGTCGAAGGTAACAGTCCCCTCCAGGGCTGCACTCATCAGGGTCTTGAGGGCTTGTCCACCCTTGTCACCCCAATCGGTGGCTTGCATGGCCCCCACGCGATACTGGTCCCTCATCTTCTCGATGGCCAGGATGGCATCGTTGGTGTTGGAAAGAATCTTCTGGTAGTCGGCCAGGAGGTCGGCATTCGCGGCCTTGGCCTTTTTTGCCCCTGCACGGTCACCCTTAATCCAACCCTCCAGGACCTCCTGCTGCGCCTTGCTCATGGCATTCCATACCTCGGGAGCCTCGTCCTTGATGAAGTTGAACAGGAAGGTGTATTGGGACCGGAGTCCTTCGAGAACCTGGGAGGCCCTCATCGAGCCATCCCGAAGGGCGCGAGCGGCCACATCACCCTCTTCGGCCACCAAGGGGATGTCAAAGCCAAGTTCAGCAAAGAGGGTCTGCACCCTCTCCAACCCCTCGGGAGAGGCGAAGGCCCCCGAAAGGTCGTCGCCAAAGTCCACGACAATCTGCCGCGCCCGAACCATCTGGTTAATCATCGTGGAGAGGAGGTCCAGGGAACCGGTGCCGATGTCCACCACCGATGTAGTGTCTCCGGCCTTGGCCATGACCGCGAGTTCGGCGAAGGCACTCTGCAATCTCTCAAGATTCTCTTGGGCGGTTTCGAACTTGAATGCCGCCTCGGTCCTTTCGGTGGCCTCTTCGATAATCGGAATTACCTGCCCGGTGGTGATAGTGACTAGGGCCGTCTTCCAATGACTGAACTCCATCGAATACTGCTCAAGGGCCTTTCGGGCCTCCTCCATCCCCATGTTATGTGCCCTGGCGTAGGCCCTGACAACCTCTTCAGAGGCCCCCAGGCCCCTATTCACGCTCTCAATGTTTTTGTCCAGGTATTCCTGGATGAGGGCGACCTCCTTACTCGCCCGACCAAAGGATTCCGCGGAGGTTGTCCCATCATCCACCTCCTGCCGCCATTTCTGAATCTTCCGAATCTCATCCTGGGGCAGCAGTCCATAGTATTCCTCTGCCGGAGGAAGGGAGCTTATTGCCCTCGCCTCACTCTCCAAGGCCTCTGCTTCCTGCTGTGCCCCCTCCAGGGCATCTCGAAGCTGCTTCGTGACATCAACCGAATGGCCTGTATAACTATCAAAGAGGTTCATCTTGTCGGCGGCATTGTCCATCTGGTGAGCAAGTTGCTCGAAGGTGGCCAGACGGTTGTAATCCTCCAGGAGGCCAACATACTCCTCACCCTCGACATTCATGGCCCTCATGTACTCGACCCATTTCTCGGCCTCTGAAGAGGACCCGGCCCGGAGCCAATCGCCCACCTTGTCGACAATCTGAGTCATGAAGGAGAGGGTGTGGGACAGGAGGGGTTGCATCCTCTGGAAGACTTCAATCCCGATGTCCTTCATCTTGTTCCAGAAGATGATGAACTGCGACTTCATGGTGTTCATCTGGATGTTGAACATCTCCATGGCCGAGTTCGTGTCGGTGATTTTGCTCAGGTATTCGGCAAGGCCCTCACTCCCCAGGCGGCGAAGAATCATCATCGCGTTGACGGCTCGAACATTGAACAGCTTGAAGAGGTCTGCCGTGGTCATCTGGGAGGCATTCAACTGGTCGAGGACCGCCGAGAGGCCATTGGCCGAAAGGGACACACCGCCGAGCATTCGGGAGATGTCTTCAGTGGGCTTGGCCAGCCGGAGGAACATCTGTCGGAGGCCGGTTCCGGAGATGGAGCCGAGGAGGCCAGCATCATGGAGGCCCATGAGGGCAGCCGTGGTCTCTTCAATCCTCAGGTTCACGGACCGAGCAATCGGCCCGACATACTTCATCGCATCTCCGAGACGCTCCATGTTCAGGAGCGAGTTCTGAATCGAGGCCGCGAAGACATTGGCCACCCTCCAGGATTGGTCTGTGGCCAATCCGAACTGCTTCAGGGTTCCAACCACCATTTCCGCAGAATCGCGGAGGTTGTGGAGGGTTGCACCGGAGAGGTAGATGACCGGTGCCGTGGTCTCCATGATTTCCTTCACGGACAGACCGGCAGAGGCCAAGGTATACATGGCCGAGGTGGCCCGGGTCGCGTCCCTGACCGTGGTTCGCGCCAGATTTCGCGCCGTCTTCTCCAGGAGGTTCAGGTCCCCCGCCGATGCTCTCGCAACCGACTGGACATTGGCCATCCCCTGCTCGAAGGCGGTGCCGAAGCCCACCGTGGCAGCGGTGACAGCCGCCATGGTAGCCCCGAGCCTCTTCAGGCTGGAAGATACCTTGTCGATGTCCCCCGAAAGGACACCGGCACCCACCGACCCAAACTGAATCACCATGTTGTTGCCCATGCCCATCGGTCCAGGCATCAGAACCTACCTTTCCTGCGACCCTTCAATTCGTTCATCTTCCTGGCCTGTTCTTCCTGTTCTTTCCGCCACACCATGCTCTCCCCATGGAGGGTGTCCAGAACCCGCATGGTTTTCTCGTCTTGGTCCTGCAAGCCGCCACCCCTGGGGAGCCGATTCCACGCCCTCGTCCTAAAATAAAGAGAGAGCGACCTCCACGCCCAACCGGGAATCGCCTTCACATCGACACCGAATAGGGCGATGAGAGTTCGATTCCCCGGGCATGACAGTCGCTCCCTATCGTTGCAGGAGCAGGTCCGACAGTCCGGGACCCCCGGTGCCTTACTACTACCCCCGTCTAACTCGTAACGGATGGCGGCTCGGAGAAATTTTCTTCCCCCTTGGTCAGGCCGGTAGCCTTCGTAATCCCCTGGACAAGAGCCGTTGTCATCCAGAGGGGCATCATGTCGATGATGTCGGAGGTGAGCTTGGTCACGGGTGCCCCCTGGGCATCCTCCAGGCCCTCCACCTCGACCACCAGGGCCTCGGAAAGGACCTTGAGCCTTTCGGAGGCCTCGCCGTCTTCGGAGGTCAGAATGTCCATGTCTGCCGTGGTTGGGGGGCGACAGAAGAACACCACCAAGGGGGTGCCCTCTTCCATCCCCGCCTCGTCCTCGACAGGAAGGAGTGTCTCCGCATGGTAGGGAACCACCACCGGAATCAGGGCTTCCTTCGGTCGCTCCTCATTTCGATACAGCTTGAATCCCATGTCCTCTCCTAAAGGTTTGGGTTATTGCAACAGTATCCCCCTTGCCCACGAAAGGCAAGAGGGAAAGGTCGGAACAGGGCCGCGGGGACCACACAACGGAGAGGACGGCCCCGCCCGACCAGATGGGTTAATCGCCCTGGCCCCCATCCCCAAAGACACCATTGTTGACGAGGTCCTCCAGGGTCCAAACAACCAGAGGGTCGTAGGCCATACCCTCAACGGACAACTCCATTCGGTCGGCAGACCCGGCAATCTCCTGGAACATGGAGTTCGTAATGGCGAACTTGGTTCCCGAGAAGGTTGCCTGGGCATCAGCCGTCTTGGAAGCCGTGGCGTAGATACCGAAATACGCATCGGTACCGCTCTGCCACACCTCTTCCCAGAAGGCCCGAGTGGTGTCATCGAGGGCCACCGTGAGGTTCATGGTGTGCTGCCTCTTGCCGAAGGTCAGGTTGGTGGCCGAGGCCACGTCGGTCCCCATGTCGAAATACCTCTGGAGGCCATTGTCCACCGACCAGGATGCTTCCTTCGGATAGATGGTGACTGTCGGAGCGGCATTGAAACCGATTTTCCAGTCCCAATCGTTGAAGACGAAGGGCCTGTAGTCGGTCCCGGTGACCGGCATCATCCCTGCGTGGCTGGAGCCATCGACCACCGACCGCGCCATGCCCTCCAAGGAGAAGGAGGTTACATCGCGGTTGTTCCAGTTGACCGTGAGGGAGTTGCCCACACAGCCGACCAGCTTCAACATGACCGCGGTGCCCTCGTTGTTGAAGTCACCGATGATGGTCCAGGGCTGGAGCATCGTGTTGGAGGCGGTCCAGGTGGCACCGGTCCAGGTATGGCTCCCGGAGGACTCTACGAGGCCCCCGTAGCCGTTGGAAAGGATGTATCCGAAACTCTGCGGGAACATCCAACCCTCGATGGAGTAGTCGGAGTCCTCGCCGAGGCGGACACCATATTCGACATCAATGGAGCCGGGACCCTCCCACCATGCCCACACAGGGTTCGGGGCGAGGTTGATGGAGGAGACCGGGTAGGAATCATCGACGCTGGCCGCGGCAGTCGAAGAGACCGCCTGGAGGCCAAACCCGAAGGTTCCTTTCAGAACAGCAACAGACATTACTCATCCTCCTCTTCAGTAGGAGATTCCACGACGATGAGGTCCTCTTCCACCGGCTCTACCATGGCCTCGACAGGTTCCCCATCAGCAAGCTCCAGTTCCGGAGAATCAATGGGCGGGTCGATGTTCACGGATTGACCGGGAGATACCTGGTATCTCACCCCCGCGTGTTTGAAGGCTTTGGTCGTTTTGCCCTTATAGCGATACCAAGGCATCTGACCCTCCCTTACGAGTCGACTTCGAGAATCTTGACCAACACAATCACATCGGCCCAGACCTCGAAATTCTCAGCTTCTTCAGCAGCGGAGAGGTCCATGTATTCCACTGATTCGACCATGGAGGTCTCCGCATTCGGAGAGCCATCGTCCCAATCGCGGTTGGTCCTCACCACGCTCTTGATTGTATCGACAATCCAGTAGAGGTCCTTCATACAGACAGCCATCTTCATGTGTGAATTGGCCACTGAAATCCGAACCCTCATATCGTTGTTGACCCACCCACCGGGGCCTCCGTAGTTGGGTCCGGGACCCTCGGAAGCCATCGAGACGGTGATGCGCGGATACACATGGGCGAATGTCGGGGCTGTAACCTCGACGCTCCTTACGATTGCGTCGATGTCTCTGTCGGCTTCGAGGACAGTCTTCATGGCATTCAGCAGTTGCCATTCCCGACTATCTGGATACGAACCTCTCGCAAAAGCCATTACCTCGGCACCTTCCCGGTCATGATATACTCACGGACTGCCGCCGTTACCCTCTCCTTCAAACGGTCCCCAATGAAGAGAAATGGGCGGGGAGGCATCCTCCCGTCACCCTCCTGGAGGTCCCTCGCGTATCGAACTGTCGTTCCAAACTTGAGGCCCTTCTTGCCGACAACCCGGACATGGCCACCCCCTCCTCTTCGGAGGGAGTTCTTCAGTTTTCCGGTCCTCTCCAACATCGGCTGGCCAGGATACCTGTCAGCCTTGATTTTCATGGTCGCGTAGGATAGCTCCGGCCACTTCCTTCCACCGGCAGCGGCACCCTCAGCCCTGAAAACCCTGGTCGTCTGCTTCTGCGTTTCCCGGGCAGCCCATTTCATGACGGGCCTGAAATTCTTCGCCCTCTTGGAGCGGCCCTCGGTAGTCCCGATGAGTTGCTTCAGTCCGACTGTACGAACGAGGACTTGAAACGCCATTCGACCTCCGACTCCGTCAGATTGATGATAGGTTCACTCTGAGGGAGCCAGTATTTGATTCTGTTCCTGCCATCCGGGTCGGTCCCGGAGGTCAGGGGGTGGTTCGCAGCGGTCAACCTCTCCGGGTTGTCCACCAGGAAATCCATCTGTTCGTAGGCCCATGACCGGAGGGTCTTGGCAAGGTCGTTGGTGTTGCCGAGATACCCCCCGGTGTAAGCCTCCAGGCAGTAGGCTCCGGCAAGAGCCTCGGTCACATACTCTACTATCGAGTCCACCGCGTCGAAAGGAACCTGATAGGTCGGCCTGAACCATGTGTCTATCTCCGCGGAGCCGCGCACGATGTTCCCGGAGACGGTGGCATCTGCCATCACATCGGAAGTCAGACCCTCGACCCGTTCACGAACCCCAGACACGGTGCAATAGTAGGACATGACCCTCCTTAGAACTCTGCCCAGACATTCAAGAAGAGAGACCCGGGCCGAGATTCGGCGTATTCGAGTTCGTCTTCATGCTTGTCAAATCCAAATCCATAGAAGGCCTCGACACCCACCGCATCGGTGATTGGGTATGCAAGCCCAAATCCGTAGCGTGGGTGCCATTCCATGTCGGTCCCGAATCGACCGAAGAAGCCTCCATCGGTTTTCGCTGTCAAATCCCAGACAGGCAAGTATTGGTTCTCGTCGCTCAGGGACGCGAACCCGAAGGCGACCTGCATATCCTTCTCCATCATCGGAATGTCACTGAACAGATGGAGACCCGGGGCCTCACCCTGTCCGATGTCACCGAGACGGATGCCAAGCCCGAAGGCCAGCATCGGCATCAGGAGAAGGAGAAATGCTGTCAGCAGCTTTCTCATTTCACCACCTCGTCGATTAGGGAGACCCACTGGTCTCCGATGTTTTTCCAGGAAATCTCCCTCGCATACTCCAAGGCCCGTTCGAGTCTGGGCCGGAGACCTTCTGGAACCTCTCCCGTGGCCCTGCGTTCGAGAGCCATGGTCCCTACCTCATCCATCAAGGCACTCATGGCCTCGATGTCCACGCGAGGGCGGAACCCGGTGCCGTCGATGTGGACAAGGCCCATCGGCCAATCTCCACAGGGCACCGGCCACCCTCGCAGCCCATCCTCGTCGCCAGCGTTGAGAATCTCTGAAATCGCGGTGTTGTCCGGAGCGATAACCGGGGTCTCGGCAGCCATGGCCTCGGTGATGGGCAGACCCCATCCTTCTCCGAGAGTCGGCGTGACGAAGACATCAGCCGCGTTGTAAATCATGTTGAGCAGTTCCCGGGGAACCGCCCGACCGGGAGAATGGTTGGAGGGGAACACAACATCCTCTCCAAGTTTCAGCCCCGCAGACATGACCGCTCCAAAGAGCATGGGTCCCTGGTCCTGCGGGTTCATGTGCATATAGAGTTTCGCCTTCTTCGTGGGATTCTTCTTCTTGAAGTCGGCGAAGGCCAGGATGAGGTCCCCGTTCGATTTCCTGAACTGGTTCCTCGCCACCTGGATAAACAGGATGGTCCCGTCATCGACACCGAGAGTGTTCCTGCGGAAATCCATCACCTCTCCCTGGTCCGGGATGCGGTGGAAGGTGTCGATGTCGGAGCCGTGGTTGATGACCTTCATCTTCTCGGCGAGGGCAGGGTCCACTCCCGCGATGAGGTTCTTGGCGTATTCGTTGTAGCTGACCGGATAGTCGGCCTTCTCGAACCCCGCGAGCATCTGCTTGTCGAGCCAGATGGAGTCGATGGGGAAATAGTAGACGACCGGACACTTCGGCTGCTTCTTCTGCCCCTGGGGACCCTGTTCGAAAATCTGCGCCCTCTGGGCCAGGATGTTGATGTCGTTCATGACCCAGACGGCATCGAATTCGCCATTCCAATAGGCGTTGGCGAAATTGAATCCACCGAATGGGTCCCCGACCTGGGTCTTGAGTGCCTCGCGCCTTTCGATGGCAGCGGGCATGACCACATACGGGAACTCGTTCGGGTCGAAAGGTTCCCCCCAGAAGTTGACCGCCACGAAATGAACCTCATAGCGACCGGTGTCATGGAGGGCTTTGGCTACATTCCGAGCAACCGTTCCGAACCCGGTGGTGACCATAGGGCCATCACACCACATCAGGATACGCTTCTTCGGAGGTGCCACTTCAATTACCACTTCAGGTTTCTTGTTCTCGTCCATCCCCTAAACCTCTCCAAAGGTTAAAGTGATGGGGGGATTACGGCTCCCCCCCGAGCCAGTGAACTAGGTCGCCGAGACCGTATCAATGATGTAGATATTGTCCGGCTTGGTGAGACCTGCCAGCCAAGTCTGCTCGACAAGAATCCAGGTTCCGGCAGGGTCCTCCTGGACCCAGGACTTGGAGAACTTGCCAACAGACCCGCCAGCGCGGGGGTCCACCGGAGGAGCGTCCACTTCATCGCCGACCGGGTCAGGCCCGAGCATGATGAAGTAGTCGTCCGTGATGAAGGGACTCCAGGTTGTGGTGCCATCGGCAACATAACCCGCCTCGTAGACCGAGATGTCGATGCCCATGAACCGCTTGATGTAGCCGCTCAGAGCAATCTGGTCCTTGAGGGAATCCCCGAGGAGAGCCTGGACCGAAGTATTCTGAATCATATACTTCGACACAGTCTCGGTGGTGACTGCCCGGGTGGGCATACGCCCGGTGTCCTGAGCAATCTTCTTCTTTCCGGTGATGATGTCCGAGGCGATGTTGGTGACCGAAGTGGTCGACCAGTCCTGCCCCGAGACCACCGTGTAGAAGTGGCCGGTCTTGTCGAATCCGAAGTCGTAGGTACCGGTGACGGTGACCCCCGCTTCATCATCCCAAGAGATGTTGTAGTAGCCGCTGGCATCGCCGCCCGTGAGAAGCTGCCAACGCCACCACTCCTTGCGCTGTTCGAGCCGCTGGTTGAGTTCGGAAAGTTCATCAGCAAGAAGCTGCGCTCCATACTGCTGATGCTCGGTGCCAGGACGACGAAGCCAGTTCATGGTCGTGCCCTTGACAATCTTCTTCTCCCTGATAGTCGGAAGCTGAACCGAGGTTTTCTTGCGGGTCATCAAGGGGACCATTCCCGCCTCGGCGTTCGGGTCCCTGAACTTCGCAAGGTCCCGACTCATCTCCTGAATATCGAAGGTGTACTCGTTCGTGGGGGTGGGGACACCTCCACGGAAGTAGTTCTGACCCAGGGCATAGTCGACCTCGAACTTGCGAACGAGTTCGGTCATGACCTGATGCCTGAGAACCTGATGGACCATTCTCTACCCTCCTTTAACCGGTAGCCGTGGGCAGGACCATGAGGCGGTTGTTCGGGCTGGCATCTTCATCCACACCGAGCAACTGTTCGCCATCGAAGGCACCCGCGATGATGATGCTCCCGGTATGGTCGGAGGCATCGTTGGCGGTGTCGCCATCCTTCAGGTCCACATCGGCGTAAAGAACGCCATCATAGGTATCCCCGGCAGCCGTGGCATACCAGATGCCATCCGTGGTGTTCCGGGTCAATGCGAGACCCCCTCGCAGGATGTGAGTGTAGCCGGTGTGGGCTGCATCCGTCACCGTGCTATCAATCACCCCCTGGATGGATACAAAGTTGTCCGACAGGAGGAACCTCCGGTCGGTGGAAGTGGTGGTCGTGGTAAGAGTGGCCACTTTCTTCCCTCCTTATTCTTTCTTTTTCCGGCCATGAGACTCTTCATGCTTCTCGAACATCTCATCAGCCAGGGCTTTGTCCTTGTCCTTCTGGTCGGTATCCTCTTCCTCGGCCATCTCTTCGTTCTCGGCCATCTGGGGAAGGTTCGACAGGAGGCTCTTGAGTTCTTCGGCGAAAGACTTTTCATCATCGCTGAAGGTCACCGTCTCGGAAAATTCCTCGACAGCGGAAAGGACGCGAACCCAAGAGTCCTGTTCGTCCTTCCTGATTTTGCTCTCGGAGAGCAAGACATCCGAAAACGCCTTCGATTCGGAAAGAACGGTGGCCCGCTTGGCCTCGGCCAGAGCCTTTTCGTTCTCCTCGTTGGCCTTCTTCAGAGCCTCGTTCTCCTCCTGGAGCTTCTTGGCTTCTTCTGGGGTCACCTGATTCTCCTCCTCGGATATGGCGAACACCAACTCAACGGTTTCACCCTCGTAGTCATCATCGGAGTAGTACAACTCCGGGATGTCGTCAAGGGTCTTGATGACGGGAGTGTCTGCGCCCAGGAAGGCAAGAGCCTTCAGGAGCCAGGGTTCCTTCCGACCATCAATTTCACGGTTCGGGGTCAACTCGACGGAGACCCTTCTATACCCCTTGGCCTTCACGATTCCGGCCAGCTTCTTCGGGACATCACGGATGTCGGTGAACACGGTGTCACCAACCTTCCGCAGGTTGTAGAGCCAGCCGAGGGAGGGGTAGCCATCGGCCAACTTCTGCTCGGGGTTGTGCCCCAACTTTACATAGGGCTTCATCCTGTCGATGACTCTGTTGGTCGACCGAACAATCCCATCGACCACATCATCGGACCACAGTCTGCCCTTGTGTTCGCCGACCTGGAAGATGGGAACATCCCTCAGGTCGACAGTCTCCATGTCGGAGAGGTGGACAGAATCCTCACTCCCCTCCGACTTCTTCTTCGGAGCCTGGGGGGCAACCTGGGGTTTGCGAATCTTCCCAAGCATCTGCTTGATGGCAGCCACGCCTCCCTTGGTCAGGAGGGCCTTCACGCGTTTTTCCGCGTCCGGCTCCCCGTCCTCCTTGAGTGCCTTGATGAGGGCCTGGACAGCTTTCCTCTCTTCGTCGGAGAACACAATCCACTCACCCTCAGAGAACTGAGGCGGTGGTGCGTGTTTCTGGAGGACAGCCTTCCGCAGCTTCTTGAGAATACTCTGGAGTTCATCCATGGTATTCTCCTTGAAGAGGGCGTTCACTCGCTCCTCGACCGAGGCCTCTCCGGCCTCCGTCAATTCCTGAGTGAGGGCCTCCCGAAGCTGGCCCTCTGTCACCTCGTCGGTGAAGAGTTTGATTCCGAACATTACTTCTTGCCTCCCTTGGCCTTTGCCTTGGCCTCGACACCGCTCTTAACCTCCTTGGCGATGTCCTGGAGTGAGAACGCGCCGATGGCACCGATGGAGAGGTTCAGGAGCCATTCCGAGAACTGCACCTTTATCTCCTCCGGGAACCCGGCTTGTGTGATAAGCCAGTTGACCACGATGGCGATTACATAGGTCAACAGCTTCTTCGAAATGAAATGTTTCATGAAACTCGGCATCTTCATCTTCATCTCCTTAGGGCCAGAACTTCTTCACCGCCAGAACGATGAGGGCACCGGCGATTCCGGAAAGAAGCCCCCAGACTGAACCGAGGGTTCTCCCTCGCGCTTCGAAATTTGTCTCAAGCCGAACGAATGCCTTTTCGAGTTCCCGTATGTCTGCCTGGATGTCCTTGAGGGTGATGTTCTGCCGCTTGAGTTCTTCCAGTACATACTTACTCCACTTGTTCCATCCGTTAGGGGCCTGAGTCTCCTCCCCGTTTGCCACCAGGATACCCTCCGTTCGCAGGAATCGTTATACCAACCATCTCAGCATCTTCGGTCACCCTGAGAGGGTGGGGTACCCCAGGAGGAATCACTACTACATCCAAGGGACCAACAACCCTTTCCTCGCCATCAATGGTGAAGATTCCCTCACCCTTGATGAAAGCTACGACCTCCACCCCTTCATGGGGATGAGTGGGCCATGTCAGACCCGCTGAAGTTTCTGCATACAACACGGCGAAATCTCCTCGGTTTCTAAGGCATTCCACACGGCTTTTCCCCTCCGGTAGGTGATAGTCCCAGGACTCTTTGCCCGGTTCCTCACCCCTGGGGGATGGAGCCAACTGGTGGGTCAACTCCTCTAGCCGGTCGAGTTCCGCTGGTTTCTGTCGAGCCAATCGCTCATCACGGTTCTTCCGGTAATCCTCCAAGTATGCAGACATTCGCTCAATTCCTCCGTCGCGGTCAAACGGGGTTCCTCTGCCCTGAGAACAGTGTCCACGGCACTCATCACTTCATCCGGACTCTTTCCGGCTGCCATGGCCACCTTCCCTCGATGCGATGCTTCCCGGACCAATCCATCCATCGACCCGGCCATCGAATAGGCAATTTCCTCGGCTTCTTTCACCTTCTCACTAAGGAGGGGGTAGAGGTCTCCATAGACTTCCCAAAGGGCACCCTCGGGGGATTCTCCATCGGGAAGCGGAATCTCCTCGTCACCCTCTTCGGCCAAAAGGGCACCCAAGGCCCCCTGGCACATCTGTTCAGTCATCATCCCGGCGAGGTCCTCCTTGAACCTCCCCAACTGCTTTATCTTCGGAACATCCAGAGTCCTCATGCCCTCGGAGGGTCCTCCTGCCCTGGCCACCTTCGCCAAGTATTGTTCTCCTGCAATCCTAAAATGCTCACCCAAGAGGGCTTCAGGGTCGGTGAACATCAACTCGGGAAGCTCCGATAGGCCACTCCCTGGAGGGTTATGCCCACCGTGGGCCTCATCTTTGGGGCCACCGCCACCACCGGGGGGGCTGTAGGGGTCACTGGCAGCCTCGGCCCGGATGCGCCTCTTGGAGAGGGCATCCTTCGGGGCATTCTCATGGGGCAGGTCATGTTCATGTTCCTCAGACTCGATGACCGCCCATTTCCGGACCTGATGGATGTGGGGGATGCCGTCCCGGGATTCTCCCCAGGTGGTCACCCCGTCACCCCATTCATCGGTGATGGCAAAGTGTCGGTGGCCGTCAACCCGAGAGGTCACAATGTACTTCACCGCGAAATCCTCCGAATTCAACATCGGAGATTTGTCTCCAGCGGTGGGAGAAGAACCGGCAGAGGGAACACGGCCATTTGGAGGTTGGACCCCAGAGGTTCGCACCGGTGCGCCCGGGAGCCCACCGACCGTCACATTGGGCCGCTTTTCTAATTTTTCGGCCCCCTCTGCCGGAAGGTTCAGTCTGCGCCTGATAACAGGGTCATCCGGGGCGATGATGCCTCCGTTGACCAGAGAGAGGAACATCGACGCAACTGACTGAACATTTTCTGGTTCAAATTCCATGAATTGGAATGTCGGGTATTTGTCGACGGAGAAGTTCACATCAATGACCCTGCGAACCAACTGCTCATCGACTACGGTCTCCAACTCCCTGCCGATGCCCTTGAGAACCCAGAGGAAATTAGAGGCATGGACCTGCCCTAGAGAGTAGGAGCCGGACCTGTCGCCCTGGTCCTGGATGAGGTCGGGCACCAGGATGCCCCTAGCCACCATCTTGTTGTGGTAGGTCAAGGCCCGGATGAAGTTCTCGGAGCCACCCTCCTTGGCCTCCAGCAGTTCGATTTCCCACTTCTCCGGGAAGATGGCCGCGGAGTTGTTCTGGAGCTTTCGGAGAAAGGCGAGAACTTCCTTCTTCTCTGATTCGGTTGCACCCTGGGGGAATTTCCCGATGGCCGTGGGACCGGCGAATTTTTCGAGATAGGCCGACCACCAACGCTCTAACGCTTGTTTCAGGAAATAGTGCCGATATACCGGCTGGAAATCGCTCCTACCGTAAAAGCCTCCCGGCTCCTTCTGGTAGGTGTAGACGATGAATTTGTCCCTGGGGAGCTTGATGTCCTGAGGGAGGCCATTGATATGCTGCCGGATGCCCCTCTTCTTGAGGTTCCCTCTCCGGTCCGTGTCGAATCGGAAGCTCTTGGCGGGCTTCGCCTTCAGGGCCTTGATGCCCAGGTAGCCCCGGTAGGGGCCATCGGTGTAACGGTCCCAGACAATCTCCACCACCGCGAATCCATACTTCAGGGCCTCCATGAGGTCCCTGAGGAAGTCGTGCATGGACCCGGCCATGTTGGTCGTGGTGTAAGTGATGAACTCATCGACCTTCTTGTTCCCAGAAGGGATGAACTCCCACCCCGTCATGAGTCTAGCCATGACCTTAGTGTGGTGACAGGCCCGGACTTGCGGGTCCAGGGCGTACATTTCATCGAAAATGTCCAGACCGAACTGCTGAGAAGCAGGGTCGTTGTAGGCGGGGCCGATAATGGATTCGAGAGGGAAGGGAGAAAGGACCGACATGGCCCGTTCTCTTGGGCCGAGGGCCTCCTCGGAAATCTTCGTGTCTCCGAAGACTTGGTCTGTCAGAACGCCCACTACTCACCCCTTTGGCGCAGGTTACGACAAAGTCTGTGAGTAAGAGGAGTTGAAAGTCAAGAAGGTTGTTAGATTAAATGGTCAAAATAGCGGGACCGATAAAATGTTCGGCTATCCGAACCACTTCAGGTCCTCGCGCTCTCCGTCGACAATACCCTCCCAGGGCTGGTAAGAATCCCTGGCACCCATCACCATGTACCGGAGTGCGTCCATACAGTGGTCGGCCTTCTTCGCCGGTTTTTCGTTGATGTTCCGGTCGAAGGTGTCCTCATATCGGTATCGGGTGATTTCGTTGAGGGTGTTCACAAGCCCGGGGGTGAAGGTGAGTCGGGAGGGGTCACCCTCCATCATCGAGGCCACCGCTGCAATCCCACCGGGGACATCGTTGTTGGCGGGTTCCACCCGGACCCCATCATTCTCAGCCTGTTCGATGAGGTCGGCTGCCGAAGGGTCGATGTAGAATCCGAGGACACCGAATTGGTCCTGGAGTTCATGGAGCTTGGAGACCACCTCGGGAGTGGTCTGCCGGGGAAGGGTCCATTCATGGAACACCTGGATGACGAGAGGATTCTCGTTGATGACCCCGCCAAGGATAATCGCCGAGGGGTTGGCAAAGCCCCAATCCACTCCACCGACAATTCGGGAGAACCTCTGAGGCGGGAAGAACTTCTTGTCGATGTGCAGGTCGGGCCGGAAGGGATAGACCATACCGCCGACCGCCACAAATTCGGCACCGTACTCCTGCTGGAACATCAGTTGGGGGAGGTCCTTCCGGGCCTGTTCAACCTCATCGGGGTTGATTCGCGGGGAGGTCCAGGTCGGGTTCCGGAAGCAGGACCAATCGACAGCATCGGGGTCAAGGCCAAGCTGGAAAAGCTGGTAGGCATAGTTGAACCCTCGGGGGGTCCCAATGAAAAGGGCCGCACCCTGTCGGTCTGAGAGGGTCGGCCTGATGTACTGCGTCCACACTTCTTCCTTCAACACCGAGAATTCATCAACAATGACGAGGTCGTGGCCATCACCCAGGATGTTGTCCGGCTTATCCGCCGACCTCTTCACCACCTTGGAACCCCAGGTAGTCTCTATTTCGTACTGAGAAACCCTTCGGGTAGGAATAGCACCATCTCGGACAATGCGCCGGTAGATTTCCTTATACACGATGTCCGAATGTTTGTATGTAGGAGCGATGACTGCAACTGAGGCATCAGGGACACACAGGTAGGCGGTAGCCTCCTGGGACACGGAATAGGACTTCCCCCATCGACGACCACAAACAACGACTCGGAACCTTGAGGGGGACAGGTGCAGGTCCCATTGGCCCCGGGAGTGGGGTTCGTACCCGATGGTTTTGAACCACTCTTTTTTGAATGTGGAATCAAGTATCATCCTTTGAGGCCTCGTCTATCTTTTCGCTGATTTCCTCGACCTCTCCCTCGGTGATTTTTCCGTCCTTCTGCATCTTGAGCAGGAAGGCTTCATAGGGACTCTTTGGACCCTCGGAAGTAATCATGTCGGGTTCGCCCATGATGAGCCGCTGGAGTCGAATGTTCTCCTGCATGATTTTCAGGACCCCTTCGAGAGATTTCGCTTCGACAAGGTCCTTCTGGAGTTCCTGGAGGATTCGATTCTCAATGACCTCGGTGAGCCGCCAGTGTCGGGCCACCCTCTTCTTGATGTCCTTGGCGAACTCCACCACCAAGTCATCTTCGGCAGCCTTGACGACCTGCCTCTCGAAATTCTGCTTATCCTTGGCCTTCAATTTTCCGGATGCGTGTTGGAAGTTGATTCCGTGTTCTTTGCAGAACTCCTTCATCGAGCCTGGGTAGGCATTGAACTCCAACTGCATCCGCGGCCAGTTAATCGGCTTCGGCATCGAGGCCCTTTACCTTGGCTCTCGGGTCAGCCTCCTCAAGAGGCGTTTGCGCCGAGTGTGCCGCCATGATTTCGAGAGCCTGGAATCGGTTGGACCGCGTGAGTCCATAATACCCTGCCAACCTATCCACCTCTGACTCCACCAGGGCAGCGGCATCCCGAGGCATTTGCTTGCGCCCGAAGATTGCCGCCAGCGATACCCACTCCTCCGATTCATCCTCGCCCGGGAGGATAATGTCATCTTGCGCGAGTTCATCCAAATCAAGCGAGGCCACCTCCAGAATGTTGGACAATTGCTTTTCAGACCAGGGCATCGTCGAGAGAAGGTCATTCACCTCGACCGATTCCGTAAGGTCTGAGAGCATTTCCGCGAGGAGGATGGGGTCGGCGTCCCCTCGAAGTTCATTCATGGTGATGGTGAGTCGCCGTGCGGTCTCGTCATCGAAATGGGTGATGACGCAGGGGATGGCATCGAGGCCGACATCCTTGGATGCCCGCCACCGGTGTTCGCCGTCGATGATTTCGAATCGGGGGACCCCGTCAGTCGTGAGGTCCCTGACTAGAAGGGGGTCTATCATCCCGAACTTCCGAATCGACTCCTTCTCCTTCTCGAAGGTCGTCTGTTTCTGCCGATTCGGGTTCCAGTTGTTCGGGTAGATGTGTTCGACCGGTATGTTCCGAGTATCCACGCTGTCTCCTTACCTCCCACAACTTGGTGACTTCCCTCTGCATCTCCACCAGATGGGCGATGTTTTCCACACACATAGCATCCTTGGAGGCTCTCCGTCCATCAATTCGGCCACCGATGTCAAAATCAAGGTGGTGTCGAAGTTCTCGGAGGTGCCGGTTGTGAGCCTTCTGTGTGTTGCCGCCAGCCTTCTTGAGGGTCCTCTTGAGGGACCGGAGGGAGTTTTTGGTAATCATGTAACCATGGCCGTCGACCCGGGAGTCGTAGAATTCGGATTGACCGAATTTGTCTGTAGTGGTGAAGGCCGTAGTGGAATCTGCCGAGTCAATGTCGACAGCTTCGAGGAGGGGCCTCCTCACCGCAGCGAATCCATGAATCTTCTTCCCGTACTCCCGGGCCTCGGTCACCATCCTTCGCCACAATGGGAAATTCCCGTACCCAAGGTCCTTGTTCAGTCCTACCCATTGGACCTGTTCGTTCTGGAGCATTCGCATCCAGCCCTCTTGTCCAAGTTCCTTGTGCCAGACGAAGATTGCAGGTTTCCCGGTCTCTCTCTGGAAATCGAACATCCGGGGCCAAGTCGTGTCCATGATGAAATCCACTCCGAACAACTTGTAGAGGTCCAACTCTACAAATCGGTCCCATAGAGGCTCGATTCTTCGAAGGTATCGAAAATAGTGGTCAATGTAGCTGTCACAATCAGGGTAGGGAATGTCGAGAGTTCCATCTGCTGCCAGATAGGTATATGCTCCTGAATCCACCATGAACTCGTCACCATTCCGGCGTAACCACGCCCAATACTTGAACGCATTGGGGGAAGTCCAATATGCGAAGGATTTAAGATAGCACACCTCCCCTGGGTAGCGTTTCATCACCTCTCTGGCCCTCTTCATGTGGCCCACGGAAGAAGAGGCTACAAAGAAAATCTTCATTCCGCGAACCTTGAGAACAGGGTCAGGACCGATGCGTCGAACACCTCATCATACTGCATATATCGAACCACGGCCCCCGACAGGTGCTTGTCAATCTCCGACTCCGGTATCTCCATATTCATGATTCTCTCCACCGATGCGGCCACCACATCCGGGGTGAGGTCCTCGTTATACTTCTTCCCCTCGCCCAGGTAGAAGGGCCACTGTTGGGTTAGAATCTCCGGGTAGCAGAAGGAGTAGGGTACCAGGGGCACCGACCCCAACATCGCGGCCTCCGAGGCCAGGATGCCGAAGGTGTCGCGCCGGGAGGGTATCAGGACCCACTTGTGTTCGGCCAAGGCTCGATAGAGGCCCCTCCGGGTTGAGTATCTCTGGATTTTCACCGGGAGGTCCGTCGAGTTGACGAGGTGCATGGCAAGGTCGTAGCCCTTGTCCTTGGTCTGCCGGGAGCAGAAAAGGACCTCGTCCTTTTTCTCGGCCCAGGGAATGTCCAGGTCGAATTCCTCGCCCTCCTCCAGGGGAATCAGGTCGCTCTCTCCGATGGCCAGCCTTACATCGAGGGGCAGACCCACCACCTTGATTTTGTCGTGCGAGATTCGATAGGTCTGCTGAAGGAGGTGGGAGTGGTAGGTGGTGGTGACCCAGAGTTGGTCGTAGCACTTCAACTGCGCCTCGAAGAGGGGCCTGTAGGCAGGGCCTCGGTCGAGGGTGAAGTCGCAGAGTTCATGGGGGCCACCGTGGACCATGCCGATTTTGAAACACCCCTTGAGGCCGGTGAGTGGGCCAGGGTCCACATCCTGGACATCGGTCACGATGATACAATCCCCCTCCTCCGCGTGGAGGGCCGCTCCGGTTGCCCACACCCCCTTCTGAGAGATGTCGTCTAGGATGGAGGTCTTTTCGTTCTGTTCGAGGGCCGCAGGGAAGGCAATTCCGATATTGAACCCCTCCCTCTGCTTCCCCACCTCGCGGGCAAGGTCCCCGAACCGCCCGCGCATGATGTGAGACCAGTTCATGATGGCGTTGTGCTGCATCACCACTCTAATCATCGGCAAGCCTCGTCTCTGGGTATCCGGAGATGTAGTCCTCTTCGGTGAGGCCCTCCTTCTCCAATTCTGCAAGGATAGCCGCCTTCGGCTGGTTGATGAACGGTGCCGACACGGCCATCCGCCGTCCGGTGCATTTCGTGGAGAGGTGGTTGATGTGTTCCATGAATTCATGGGAACAGTCAGGATAGCTCTCCGCGTCCTCTGCATTAAACCCGAAGTAGATAGCATCGGCCCCCATGGCCTCCCCAATGGACAGGGCTATGGATGCCAACATAAGGTTTCGCCCTGGGACCCAAGACTCAGGAACCTTCTCGGTAGTATGGGGATTCCCCTGGTGGTAGACATCAGTCAGGTGCGAGGGGGGCGTGTAAGGGAAAGACTTGCACAGGAAGGGTGTCCCCTCATGGTGTGCCGCCACCCGAGCCGCCGCCTTTTCTGGCATGAGTTGTCCGTAATCGCAGAAGAGTGCCAGGGTGTTCTTGGGTCCGTTGACATTGGCAATCCTCCGAAGAAGTAATCGGGAATCAGCTCCCCCCGACAGGAGTACAATCGCCTTCATATTCAGCCCTTTCTATGAGAGTAGGGTAGCCACCCCCGCAAGAAGCAGGTGTCTGGACCAGCACCGGCTCCTGAAAGCAGTTGCAGGAGGTGGCCACCGAATGGTCTTCGTTGATGTGGAAGAATCGCCCGCAGACGGGGCACAGGCCCCCGGAGTAGTTCTCCGCGTATTCCTGATAGGTCATCACAAAGTCATCGCTCATCACGAATCAACCCCAAGCATTCTGCCCTCGCCTCTCCAGAGTCCCTGAACACTCCAGAGATGGCCGAGGTGGTCATGACGGAATTCTGTTTCTCCACACCCCGAGCGCGGGTGCAAAGGTGGACCGCGTCGACGACCACCATCACCCCCTTCGGCTCCAGGGCGGTCTGGAGGGCATCAACCAATTGGCCGGTAAGCCTCTCCTGGACCTGCATCCTCCGGGCGATGGCATCCAAGGCCCGAGCGATTTTCGACACACCGACCATCTCCTTGCCAGGGATATAGGCTACATGGGCCTTTCCGTAGAAGGGGAGGAGGTGGTGTTCGCAGGTTGAGAAGAATTCGATGTCCCGCAGGATAATCATGTGTTCGGTCTCAGCCTCAAACTTCGCACTACTGAGAATCTTCACCGGGTCCTGGGAATAGCCCTGGTAGAGCGCATCCCAGGCACCGGCAATCCTCCGGGGGGTTTCTCTCAAGCCCTCCCGCATGGGGTTCTCGCCCACCCGGAGACACAACTCCTCGAAAAATTCCTTCGCTCGGCACTTTGGAAATCCCATGGCTACCTCAACCTCAGGTACTTGTGCATCTGCAAGGACACCTGCCAGGGCGGGTTCTTGCTCGCGTATTCGATGCACCAATTGACATTCTTTCGGATTATCTTGTTGCTATTTGAAATCCCGGGACCCAATCCAGAGTCCCCGCCCCGGGGTTGCACATACCAGTAGAGACAACTCTTGCCCCAATCGTGTGCCCTCACTCTCGGCGAAACACAGGGCACCTCTCCCTTGGCCAGAACCACCTTCATCTCGTTCATCGCTTTCAGGTGAAGTGGTTGCCCCACCTTCGGGGAACAGGTCACCCAATCCACATACTTCTTCGACTCGTCCGGAATATCAAGGGTCCCGTTGGTCTCGATGTGGACAAAATAACCCTCCTCCTTCAACCGTGGAAGGAGCGGAAGACACTGGAGGAGAGGTTCCCCTCCGGTGAGGCAGACCGTATCGACCTTGTGCCGGTCCCGGTGGGCACCCTCAGGCCTTCTCTCCCGGGCGATGGCATCAACAATGTCCTGTTCGTCCATCGGAGGGAGTTTGGTGGTCCAGTCGGTGTCGCACCAGGAGCAGGTCAGATTGCACCCGGCGAACCGGATGAAAGTCATCGGCTTTCCGGTCCAGAAGGCTTCGCCCTGGAGTGAGGTGAAAATCTCAACCAGATGATACATTCAGGAAGTCCTTGCAGTTGATGAGGTGCCATCCGCGGGACAGTTCATTCATGACCGGGACATTCCCGACCTGTCGGTTCAGTTCCAGAACTAATTTCTCGTTTGCATCTCTAGTGATTTTAACCGATTTCTTTTGATTTTGTTGGATTTTCATAAGCAGTTATGACCTCCATGGATACTGTTTCGGTGTCGGTATGTTCAGAATACCATTCTCCACCAACCGCTGTCCATCAGGAACCGAGATGCAGATGGGATTATGTTTCTTGCGCCCCATCAGGAACCCCACCATGAACTTGTTCTTTCTCGTCGGCTCGTTCACCTGAACATAATCCCCAGGCTCGGCCTTCGTGAAGACTTCCCTGATAGGATTGTAGGACCTGCCGAACCCTTCCCAGAACCGGAGTGTGGTGGACCGGCGTTGGAAGTCGCCGTTGACCAGGAGGACTCCCCCCTGGGGGCGGTCCCACAGGGCTTCGGAAATTTTACGCTCAATGGTTTCGAGGATTTCCGGGAGGTTCGGTGGGTGCATGAGTTGGTAGTCGGCCTCGGACATATCCCACCACCGATGCGCCGATTTCCAGTCATCGAGCATGATGCCGAGCGGTTGCTCCACCTCGATGTATTGGACCACAGCATCCGCAAAGGTGTGCGCCCATTCCATGGTCATGGGATAGCCGTAGGAGTAGTATTCGCTGGACCACCAGAGCTTGATGTCCCTGTCGGTGACCTTCTCCGGTGCCGGATAGATGTCATAGTCCTTGGAATGTCGCCGGATGGGGAGGAAGGGGTTGAGCATGGCGATGGCCTTGCCCATCAACCCCAACTGCTTCATCCGAGTCATTCCGTAGGGGCCGGTGATGACCGAGCCGTATTCTGGGTTTCGAGCCAGTCGCTTGATTTCGGCCTTGTCGAGTGAAGACCCCATGGCCTGGAGAAACAGTGGATACTTCTTCGGCATGAAAAACCCTCCTATTTTGACCAAGTCAATTTTCATCGGATATAGACACAGTTCTGCCGATTGTTGATGATGTTGTTAGTGTAATCGGGAGGTGTCTCGACAATCGACGGGTGCTGCAAACCCTCGGCGATGGTGAACAGTCCGCCCTGATTGCCGATAAAGAGTTTCGAATGCTTGATTTGCCTTGCCGCTTCGAGCAGGTTTTTGGTCTCCATCCATGGGAGTTCTATCCCGTGTTCCAGGCAGAAATCATCCCTCTCCTCTTCAAGCCCGACGAAAAAGGCATCGTCCCCGAAAGCCTCCAGGATATGATACCAAGGAAAGGCATCGTCTCGGTATCGGGCCGTCCGTGAAATGGCTACCTGTCTCGGAAAGGGAATGGGGTCCTCGTTGATGTCGGGCACCTCCAGCCATTTCCGATGACACACACTCTTGTTAACCCCGAAGGCTTCGGCCCACAGGTAGGGGAGGGGGACCGTCTTGAACCACATGAAGGATTGAGTTTTTCGGAAGTCGTTGAGGTCATAGTCAACCTCTTCATCGTCCCAGATTCGAACCTCTTCTATCCAGGGTTGTGCATCCAATAGGGGTGCTAGGGCCTCTGCGGCCTCCAGGCCGAATCGGTTGCCACAGGGAGGGGTTCCGGATGGGTCCAGGTAGAAAAGGGCCGGGGTGAAGCCGTAGTCGTCGGTCATGCATTGGTAGCAAATCTCCCGGGCCGTTGGCAGGGAGAATAGAACATCTCCGATGTCGCCGGAATGTTTGAACCGTATCATTTTGCCTCCCCATTGTAGGGTTCGGTGAAAATTTCCTTATGTGGCTCCCCTCCCCATTTCTTCTGATACACCGCCCCCAGGGTTAGGCCCCGGTTCAAGGAGGGGTCCCTCCTCCGAGAGTTGGAGTTGCCCCCCTGTTTTTCGACAGCCAAATCAGGAGACGATTCCATCGGAATATCCAGGAGGTTGGCCCGGTAGCCATAGTCGCAGTCTTCGAAGTAGGCCGGAAAGAAAATTTCATCGAAGGGTCCAATCGTTTCCCAGGCCCTTCGGGAAATGAGTGCATTCTGAAATCCTCCCTGGTGGCCACCCTCGGCAGTTGTGATACCGGGGTTTTCCAGGCAGAGGGCAATGAGGGCCTCGGGGACCGGAGTGTAGACAACATCGTCATTCAGGAGCATGACATTGTCGGCCCCTGCGCCGAAGCCGAGTCGGCAGATTTGGTTCCAGGACCCGGCCACGCCCTTGTTCTCGTTATTGATGAGGGTCGTGATGCGGGGGTTCAGGGTGGCAGGGTATTCGAGCTTCTGGTGGCCATTGTCCACAATCACCATCCACCATTCGAGGTTTTCAGCGGAGGCCAAGTCTTGGAGGCCCCGGAGGCAGACCAAAAGGAGGTCGGCGCAGTTGATGGTGGGGATTCCAATGCAGAGGCGGGTCATAGCTTCACCATCCCTCCGAAAGGGGTGGTGAAGGTTTCGTGGCCGGGGAGGCCGCCCCATTTCTCAAGGTAGCGCATGGTCGATGGGCCTATCGCTTCTGCGTTCTTCCCGGAGGATTCCATCCTCTTCACCTGGGGGTCCAAGAATGGGTCCCTGTAAACGGCCACCCCGGCCAATTCGCACCTTCTCTCGTAGTCGCTGTCTTCCCGATACGCGGGGAAGAATTTCTCATCGAAAAGGCCGACCTCCCTCCGAAGGTGTGCAGTCCATCGGAAGGCCGACCAGAAGTAGGGGGACCGGATTAGGCCCAGAGACCCCACCCTTTTGTAGCGGTCCTCCGCTTCGGGCCAAGAGAGACCCATGGCGATGTCGTCGTTGAGGATGAAGACTTCGGGTTCCCCCATAGTGTCGAACACAATGCGACCAATCTGGTTCCAAGAACCCGCCACGCCCAGGTTTTCCGGATTCTCCTGAATCGTGTAGGTTTTACCCTCAAGAAGGGGGATGTCTGAGAGGTGTTGGTCGCCATTGTCGATGAGCAGGAGGTGGCCAGTGAATCCGTTGCGGAAGAGGTCGTCGAGGCACTCAAGAAGGAGGTCCTTTCGGTTCAGTGTCGGTATGGCTATCGTCACCATTTTTTCTCTCACCCTTTTGTTCAAATTCTTGACTTAATTTTACGAATGCCCTTTCAGCCTCCCTTGAGGTTACACCCGTCTTGGCCATCTGTCTACCGATGAGGTCGACATAGTTTCCACTGGACATGGTGGGGAAGATGTATTCACCGCCGGTGACAGAGGAGCGGACCTCTCCGAAGGGTTCCATGTTCTCATGGAGCCTTTGGGCATCCCGCCACCCTCTCTCGGCCCGGAGGTGGAGGTAGTAGGCCCTGCGGGCCTTGCCCCGGAGGCACCAGGAGAGGAGACCCCCCAGAAGGACAAAAAGGCCTATTCCGAATAGGAGCCAGGAGACCGAGTTCATGAGATGGCTCGGTTCCGAAGATTCTGGCCCTTCCACATGAAGGCCCCGGCCAGCACCAGTGATACAGTGGCCCCGATGCTCGATTCCACCCAATGGGCGAAGATGCCCATGAGGGCAAGGGTCATGGCAAGCTGAACATCCCTGAATGCTTGGTCGAGGAGTTTGAGTCGGTTAATCGCTCGGTGGGTATATCTCATCTTCCTCCAAGGTTGCTGAACAGGTTGGGGTTTCCCAGAGGACCAGCTTCTTGAGTCGAATATCTGTCCCGATTTCCGGCCCAATCGCACTCCTCAGAATGTCGGCGAAGTAGGTGACCATGTTTTCGGCAGTCGGTTCTTTCCATTCCGTGGGCATGAACACGGTCTTCCACTGTCTCTCGATGCAGAAGTCGATGAGGGGTCGGTCGTCGGGGTTGAGGATGAGGGAGTGGTCGAAATCGACGATGATGTAATCGTTTATGACCTGCTTGATGTCTCTGAAGTTGACCACGGTCCCATGTCCGGTGGGGTTGAAGTCCCCTTGGAGGGTGACCTCTAATTTGTAGCGGTGGCCGTGGATGTTGGAGCAGGGGCCGGAGTCGTTCATGAGTCGGTGTCCGGCATCGAATTCCAGGGTTTTGCTAATCTTCATCGGTCTCCTTGTGAGAACCGGGGGCCTCCGTGCCCCCGGGGTTTGAGTGATGGTGTGGGGTTAGTCGCGGAGCCACCAGAAGATGTCCACGAACAGGACAAAGAACTTCATCATCAACCTCCTTCCACGGATTGGGGAGATACACAAGCCCGAGTATCCCCCAATACAGGCACCAGATACATAATCCGAATTCTAGGTAGTTCATTTCAAGACAATCGCCTTGTAATAGCTCAATTGCCATTGATTCTCTCCTCTGCTATAGCGAAATAGTTGGGGTCTAGCTCAATGCCTATAAAGTTTCTGTTTAAGTTCTTACAAGCAACACCCGTAGTTCCGCTTCCCATAAATGGGTCAAGAACAGTCCATCCTTCATAACTATAATAAGTTATACATTTTGTTGGTAATTCTAACGGAAACGGTGCTGAATGTTTGCTTTTTGTTTCAGGTTGCATTTCCCAAACATTGGTTCTCTCATACCCATCAGCAACCAAGCTATCATTTTTTATAAATTTATCTATCAGTTTCTTGGATGGTTTCTTAAATACAAAAATATATTCAGTCACTATATTAGGTTTATAAGCCAAAGGTTTTCTGTGTCGAAAAAATCCTCCATTTCTATTTGCACTTGCACCTTCAGGTTTCTTCCAAATTATATCTTCAATAAATTCAAATCCAATAGTTTCCATCATTGGAACAAAATAAAATGGTAACGGTATTCTATAACTCTGTTTTGCTCTTGACTCCCTTGCAACTAATACAGGAGATATATTAACAATGACCATTCTCGACTCACACATCTTGGTATAAATAACTGAAAATATATCTTGCATTGTTTTTATATAAACACCAATGTTTTCGTATTGAGAATATTCTCTTGCATTGAAATATGGTGGCGATGTGACAACCATATCAACACTACCATCAGGAATATCTTTCATCCTCTCAAGACAATCGCCTTGTAATAGCTCAATTGCCATTGATTCTCTCCTCCTGCTTCATGATGGACCCTCCTTGGGGGTGGGGTCATGGGCATCCAGAAACTCCTCCACCTGCTTCATGATGGACCCTCTTTCGGCCCAGGACCGGAGGCGAATCAGGTCCTTGATGTTGCCATTTTCGAACACCAGGACGACCCCCTCATCCACGACTCCCAGGGTCACATTGGCCTTGGTCTCGACTCTCACATCGGTCATTTGGGGTTCCTTCCAGTTGAATGAGATTCAGGGAGAGATGCCCCACCTCTCCATCCCACCACTCTGCGCTACCAACCCACCTGACTCCCTCCTCTCGGAGGGGAAGGCCTGATTCGAGGCCGGAAGATGACTCCGGTCGCACGGCAGAGTTCTCATCGAGGTCCTCTCCGGGCTTTTCACGGCCATCACACCGATTTGTTCCGGGGTAGGTCCTCCTGAATCAAGGACATCCATATCAGATTCCGAATAGATTGTCAACCGATAAGGTGTCGTGTCAAAATTTTTGGAGGTCCGGTGTCGATTCTTCTTGACCAAAAACCGAATACCGGTATAATCAGGCCAAGAGGCCAACTGGAGGAACAGATATAGAAGGCATGGCCCCCTGGACCCAACGGAGAGATGTCACCTCATCTGCCCTTAACCGACAAAGAAAAAAAGCACTTTTTTTTCAAAGGGGTGAGAGGGAACACCCCAGGGATTCAGGGAAAGCCTGCACATTAGAGATAGGGAATGTTAGAACTACACATTCTTACCTCCAGAGGCAAAAAGAGATACCGACGATGACAGGCCCCTGCGGGGGTCTTTTTTGTGTGGTGATACCCAGGCCTTTCGAAAAAAAAGGGCCATTTATAATCCTTTTGTATTTATGAACCCCTGCGGCTGGCTCCCTACGACCCCCTAGAGAAAATTGCCAAATCGGCAAGAAACACTCCTGCGGCTCTCTACGGGCGGCGATACGGTTTTGCTTGGTGCGGCCCTGCGAATACAGAGTGGGGGAGGGCAGAGGGAGGTTCCGTGAAAATATGGCAGTTCCGTGAAAACATGGCATAAATAGGGGAACCCGGAGGTTCCCCCATAAATCAATCAATCAATCATTTACCCTTTCCGGGCAAACAATTTCCTGTTGATATTTTTTTGGCCATACAATAAAGGCCCTTGTGTCATATGCCCTTGATTGTGTGAAGAGGTTTTCGGTTTCCTCGAAGATGATATCTTCCACAAGGGAATCTGCATGGATTTCCTGTTCGGTCTCCCTATCCCAAGGGAGGGGAACGATGTGGATTTCAAAGGCCACCTTCTTGGGAATGATATTTTTCCCATGGCCATTAACCGGACCATAGGTAGATACCATTACAAGGCAATCGGGATGTATCAATCCGGTATGTTTGGGGTGGAATTCTTGGTGCATCTCCCTTATGATTTTGATAGGGAGGGGTGAATTTTGTTTAATGGTTGTCATGGTTGTGTTCCCTTTCTGGAAAGAGGGGAACCCGGAGGTTCCCCTGTTAGGGTTAATCAAGAGGGATATATTTTTCTTTCATGATTGCCTTGAATTCCCAAGGGGAAGGGCCAAAGGCCTCGATTAGAACCGGGGTATTTTTGGCCATCTCTCCGGAGGAGAGGGTTTTTCCTTCTACCTGATATTTCCCCCGGCCCAAGGCCTTGAACCGGATAGGGCATGTGTTACCCCTGATATTGAGGTCTCCGGTTCCCTCTTTGTCGGTCCGGTTCACCTTGGTATGAAGATACAAGGTCCGGGCCTTGCCTGTGGGGTCAATGACCCGGATTCTCCGGTCTCCGGTCCCCTTCCTCTTTGCATTGACCTTGGCCTTTTTCCTTAATTGGAACCTCTGGTATTTATGGGTTGTTTTCTTGGCCATTGTTTTTCCCTTTCATTGTGTAAGGCCCTATGCCTTACAATGTGAATATATCATCGGCATCGGTATATGTCAAGAATTCTGAAGGGATAATCGACAAACAAGAATTGAATTCCATGATACACGAAATTGCCACATTGGCAAGATTCTTGCATGATGACGAATTCAAGGCAGGTTTGTATTTAATTGGTTTCTGGTTCCTTTGTTTCTAGGCTTCTCTATTTGAATGGTTCCTGGCAGAGAAGGGGTCAACTAAGTTTCCCCAGGCTAAGTCTCCCTGAATACGGAGTCTTCCCTGGACTGGCCGGATGGCGGACTGAGTCACCTGGAGGGATAAAAAAAGGGGGGACTGGCCCCCCTATAACACTTCAACCTCCTTGTCCCCTATGAGGGGCCAATCCGTCTTGGCCACATAGAGACGACCATCCCCTGTGTCGGCCATCTTAAACGACCCCGACACCTGTCCTCCCTCCCTGGCCAAACGATGTTCCCTTCCCCTCGGAAGGACGACCTTCCAATCTCCTGTGTCCTCGATTTCGACGAGACCATTCCACCCATCGGGCACTTCGATAATCATGTATCCGTCATATTCCTCGGCCCTGAAGGGGCTATTTTCGGCCTCCTCCTTGTGTTCATGGTCGACGACCCTGTGGTATGTCTCGTTGTTGACATCATGGGTCATGAAGATGTCGAAAGTGGTTAATTTGATTCTCATGGCACTTACCTCCCTTTCATATCTAATTGTAACACAGGCACTTATCCCATGTCACAGGGTAACGAAGAATTTGGTGATGTCCACTCCCTGGTCCTTCCTGGTCCCATTGATGGGGGCCACGGTCAGGTGGAGAGGATGTCCCAACACTCCGACTTGTATCAACCTATCATGGTTGTCTCGGTATTCCAGTGTGACCATCTCCCCTTGTGAGAGACGAATTCGATAGGTTCCTGCATCCGGGTCGTCGATGACCTGGAGGATGCCCGTGTCTAAGATGGTCTCCATGACTAACCCTCCCTGAGGTTGAATGATGCCACTGTGTCATCCTGGGGCAACCCATGGAGGTCGGCCTCCAGTCGGTCGTCTGCATAGACCAGGAACCCGATATCGGTAGCGGTGACATAGAGGATGACTGAGCCGACCTGGGACCCTGCCCGACAGGTCAACTGAATCATCTCTCCTTCTTCGAGGTGCATAAGTACCCTCCTTTCCTGTATCTCTATTATCGGACAACACTTACCCCATCTGAAGAGAAAACTGCACCCCGAAATAGTCGAGAAAAGGGGGATACTGAGTGGGATTAAAATGAGGCTGCCTGAAGTGAACGAAACGAGGGAGGAAGACGACTCCCCCATTTCCCCATCCCTCTGCCGTTGTGACCGGACACAGTGGCATGGGCCTGATTGTCGTTTTGGCAAGAAGGGTATAACGGGTTTGTGGCCATGCAGTTGCCCAACAGTTTTGTCTTGGGGGACTTTCCCGTCCGATGAGATGATTGGATTGTCCCCCGAGGACAGTCGCTCTTTGACATCCAAATAGAGTTGATTCCCACAGACAGTCCCACGAATACACCAATGGAGGCAGTATCATGGGTAAGAAAGTGGAAGAATCCAGGGTCGTTGGGGCCATCAAGTGGTTAACCGGCCTCGACTTACCGACCATGGAGGAGTTGTTGTGGGGGAGTAAGGAACCGGAGTTGATATTGGGTCCGGGAGTGGATTCGGACCTTGAGTTTTCGGATGAGGAGTTGGAGATGTTGGATGACAACGGATTCGACCCTCGAAACGAAAGGACTGAATGATGTCTCGACCCAATCCCAACGAACACAATTCCGAGGCCCACAAGTGCGGGGAGTGTCCTGCCAGGGCCTTTGGTTGTCCGGTCCGTTGCCCCGAGACCGATACCCACCGTTCGAAGGCCCAGGTCCTCGACTGGTTGATGGACCTTGGCCTAGCCGAATCGGTGGCCATGACAGTGGCCGAGGAAGTCGGCACATGGTTACAGGAAGCCGATTCCCTGTTCCCCGTCATGGGGGCCAATGCCGCCAGGGGAGTGCCCGGTGATGTGATAACCCCCTGGGACTGGGCCACCGTGATGGACATGGCCCGGAGTTGCTCGGTGGAGGATTTGCCGAGTGCCATTCCGGAGGCCCTGTCCGAGTGGTCGACCGGGAAGGTCATCGAGTGGCAGGGAGTGAATGGTCAAGTGACCACCACCTTCCCCGAGGGCGGAGAGACGATGGCCGAGGCCAAGGAACGGATTTCCAATCCCCTGGCCGGACTTGCCGACCTCCTCGACGGCATGACTCCCCCCGGTGAGGTCAACTGATGAAGGCCGACCTTCGGAAGTTGTTCCTGACCTTCCAGGACTTGCTCGGGTGTTTTGCCGATGAGCCGCCCGACATCGACGAGGCCAACGAGGTCCTCCGTGACCTGGAAGGCCAATTCGAACGGCTCCGGCCCCACCTCGACTGGCCCGAAGGTTCACCTTACCGTTGACACAAGCCCCTGAATCAGGTTCCACTGGAGGCATGAGACCTCTGTATGGAGTCCCGGTTCGGGGGCCTTTTAAGCTAAACCCCCGAAAGGGCTACGCCGGTCAAGGAGTCATCCGATACGGAAACCCCCGAGGCAACGACCTCTCCGGGTGGACTCTCGATGTCTATACCCGAGTCCCAGGCAGGGCACAACTATGGGCCGTAGTGGGGATGGAAGTCCGAAGGACCCGGAACGGAGGAGCCTCCTACCACCGAAAGACTCTCGGCTGGATTCCCCACCGAGGGCAGGAACCGTGGTGGGATGTGGACTCCCCCGACCCCGAACACCCCAACTCCCCCGAAGTGTTCCTCGCTCGGAAAGGCGACAAATTCGCCAACTGCAACCCCGATGGGTCCCGTGTGACCCTCGAAGATTTAACGAGCGATGACTGACTTTTTTCCCTTGAACAACTGTTCCGAATATGGTATAATCTGGCTACACAGGGAGAGGAACCTCCCGTTGTTCTTTGACAACCGAATAGAGTGAGAGTTCTTCTCCATTAGCCACGACCATAGGAGGAAAAAGTCATGGCAACCAAGAAGAAGACGGCCAAGAAGGCTGTCAAGAAATCGGTGAAGAAGTCGGCCAAGAAGGCCACAAAGAAGGCCACGGCCAAGAAGTCTCCGGAGAAGAAGGGCTATCAGCCCCGGTGGGACCCGAACAGTCCGGTGAATCAGAAGATTCCGGACCGTATCCAACGGGCACACATTCCGGAGTTGGGAGGCGAGAGGTGCATCTACCTCAAGTCGACCAAGACGACCGACAAAGAGGGCTGGAGAAAGGCTGATGTCTCCCTCTCTGGCCAGACGATTCCCGGTTTCGCCCGTCAGAAGAAGGACGGTTCCTGGGAATGGAAACGGAGGGACGAAATCTCTGAAAACGCCCAGAAGGCATGGGAATCTCGTCTCCAGAAGATGGTCGAAGCCGTCGAAGTGGCAGCCAAGACCAAGAAGAAGTCCTCCCGGGCCGCTGCCGCGGCCTAGTGAGGCAAGGAGGTGAGTGGGAGTTATTCCCTTTCGACCACTGACCTCCAACTTGGACGGGGTCCCCATGGCCCCGTCCTTTTTCTCACTCCATCGGCCTGACTAAGTAGATACCCTCCAGTTTTGACGGTCCAGTGTCGTAGCCTCTCTGCTGAAACTCCAGTGGACTGGATGAGTAAAATAAAACACCGACCCCCACGAAAAGGCGAGGTCGGTGCCCGGAGGCAGCCATGAAGCCCCGGTCTATTTGTATCCCGACTGTCGGCCCAGATAGCTCTGGACCACCGATTCCAGTTCACGCCCGAGGGCAACATCAAGGTCGAACTCATGACC